ATCAATCCACAGGTATGCGCTGATTGTGGAAATTACTGGCCGGTGTACTGCAATTGCACACCACGTTCATCACGTGTTGTTCGTACAGCTCCGGATGGATCAGAGTTTGCAGGTGATCCAATTGTTTAGTGGATCAGTATTCAATGTATGGAAAGATACAGATGGGTGGGCATACAAGCTTGTGAAGAAAGATAATAGTTATCTATTCAGCACAGGTTTTGGTACACAAGAAGCAGTAATTCAATCACTAGCCGAAGCGGTAGAAATGGAGTACATAAAGTGAATAAGACAACATCAATAAATGAGTTCTTTAGCAGAACGTCTATCGGTGATCCGGGAGACACGCTTGCAGTTATTCAGTCTTCGTTTATTGTAAAAGATATGAAAAAACTAAAACAAAAATATTATAAAACAGAAGCAGGTAAGCAAGATTTAAATTCAATAGCCAATGGTGAAGAAGTATTTGAGTTCAATGCCGGGTATGCAATTCTGCATATTTTAACTGATACAAATACTTTAAAGAAGTATGGTTTTGAGTATGACAGTTCTATGGCCGAGCTAGATTCAGAGGTGGTCTAATGATTGAGGAAGGCTATGAAGGCATGCCTATTGAAAATATCGAAGGCAGCTTTGAGAAGCATGAGCAACCGCAAACTTATTTAGTATTGCGTGAGCCTGACGACGGTACCGGCAAGGAGTTCTACTCCATCAGCCATCCTAATGGTCATAATGACCTAGCTCGAGCTTATACAAAAGATCAGATCAAGGCTCAGCTTGAGGTTACTAAGGCTCGCCTCGATGAGGCATACAAGCGCCTGCTCAATAATGAGTTTGATGAAATCATCCATGAAGGGCTTGAGCCTATTAATGAGTTTGCTCAACCTGAGTATGTTGAAGCCGAGATTGTTGATGAGTGAGTATGACTTCCACTTTTTCGATAAAGAAAGCCGGGCGATAACCCAAGAAGCTTGGGCTAAGTTAAACATGGAGAAGGTCTTCTACAAGGATCAATATGTAGGTGGCTTACGTGTCCTTACCAAATGGACAGGTGTAGATCAGCCGGAGTACAAATGGCTATGTGATCACTCATTCATTGTTAATAAGTGGACGCCTCAAAACAAACCGATGATCTTCGTCTCTTATGTATGGAACGAGGACCAGGAAATAATTAGATCCAAGCGTTATAACCGACTGCAAACCGCATACGTGGGCCACATGGAAATGCTCGATTGGGCTAAAAAGGAAATTGGTATAGAATTACCTCAGAAAGAAGGAGCACTTATATGAGAATCGAATTTAAAGGAACGGCCGAGGGCGACGACGGTACTCGCAACTGGACGTTTACAGTATCTCGGGCGCCTGATAAAAATGGTTCTTGGTTAGCTAACTACACATGCACCAACCACGCTGATCAGTTAATTGTTGTTGGAGCTGCTGCGTTCAAGCTAGCTGCACCGGCTAAGCGTTGGCTTGAAGCTGCAGTAGCTGGCGAGCGCTTATCTTGGATGGGTACAGATGATGGTCGCTATATGCAGGCATCAATTGAAAAGAAAGTTGAAGTAGAAGCTGAAAAGCCGGTAGTTGCACAACTTGTTAATAGCGAAGACGGATCAGCTGACATTGCTGTTGACGTTGTAGTTAGCGAGGAGGTTGTTGATGAGTTACCTACCGCTTAAAGAAGTCGACGGAACATACACTGTTGCCTTGATGAAAGGCGAAGACGTTGTAAAGCTTTGGACAGTTCCGGATGGAGCTAGTGCAGCTTTGCTAATTAATTTTCTTAATGGTGGGTCCGGTGGACAACCAGTTGCTAATTTCCAAGTTAAGGGTTTTGGTGACGAACGTTGGTATCACGAAACAGAACGTGATCCAAACACCATTGTTGAAGACGCAGAAGTTGTTGAAGACGGTCCTAGTTTTTAATGTGCTCCATAAAGTAAAAAGGCCCCCGATCCTATCCGGGGGCTTTTTTATTTCTGTTCTAAATAAGTATTTAAACAATAAGCTGCAATTGATTTACCGATCATAGGCTGAGCGTTTATGTACTCACCTAGCTCAGCCTTAAACTTTGAAAATATATTATCTGTATGCCAACAATGAACGTGATAAACATCTGTGTATTTTTTATTTACATCAGAACTATCAGAATCTAATAAATCAGTGGGAACAACTCGGTCTTTAAAATAAGAATTAGCAATAATCTCTGTGGCATATAAAGTTGAAATACCTGGATATAAGCTCTCTGTACCCCACTTATTTAATTGATCATAATGGTTGGTGCCTTTAGGAACCAATTTTGCGTACAAAAACTTACATAAATAATCAGAAGCTTCCATAAGATCTATTACATCTTGAGTTGGACCAATAATTGTTGAGTTTAAGCTTTGTATATGCTCAAAGTTTTCAAACCCAAAGCTGTTACGAGCAAGATCAGTAAGTGCTGCTCCGGCTAAATAAGAATTTTTACCAAAGTATAAGTTGTTATCAAATATGTGGTTGTTTAATGAAGGTGTAAAAAATACATCTGTATCTGTTTTAATTAAGTAATCGTAAGCTTTTAAAATATCTTTGTTTGAATGAACAAACTCTAATGATTTAGCGTAAGGATATTTATCATAATATTCATCGCTGGCAGCTTTATATGGAACAACAATAACGTTATCTCTTTTGACTATTTGATTTACAAGATCAGGATCTATAAATAATATAAAAGTAAAACTAGAATCAAGAAAGCGACCACTGTAGGTCATAAGATTGGCTTCTCTAATAAACTTAGGAGCCTCACCTACGTCTGCAGTGATCGCTATTTTCATTACTTTGAAGTTTCTTTTTCCCGTTCCATACTTGCACACATAGCGCAGAATGGCTGATCTGATTCGTATTCAGCTTCTGTTTCTATTGGTGTCTTGCAAATAAAACATGTTTGCTTCATTTAACATCCTTAATCATCTTAACTTCACAAGCGTCTGTTGTGCAGTACATCTCTCCTACAGCATCAGCAGCCATACCTTCGTATACTCCCTTTAAATCAATTGGGAATAACTTCATACGACCATCCTCATACTTATCAGCTGTGATCTGAGTATACGGCATCTGTGGGTAGGTATCATCGGCCATTGGCAAAAACGATACGGTCTTAAGCTGACCATCGAACATGTGTAGCACGGTGCCTACATCTTTAGCTTCATTTTTTTGAAATGAAACCGTTACTGATACCGAGTTATCAGACCAATGGCGTTGAGCTGTAGCAGCTAGTGCTGCCTTCTCGAAAATTGAAACATCTTGCTCTGATCGCTTAGCTTCTGATTTGATAGGGAAAAACACAACGCTTGTTGTCTTTGGTGATTCACTAGCCTTCTCAACACGATAGCCAGCCATTTTAAACAACGGCAACATTGGGTCATCATTACCAAAACGAATAGCACGATCAAAAAACTGACCGCCCGGTGTCCAATGAACTCCCGGTGATTCTCCGGCTAAGATTGAAACTGTTCCTGATGGTTTAATAGTTGTGGTCTTGATTGACTCACGAATACCCAACCATTCTGAATAGATATCATCGTATGAAGCGATGGTGTTATATCCTCCATCCATCCACTCACGAAGCTTTGGTAGGCCGTTGCGATCTGCAAAGTTAGCCACACCCGACATTGAAGTGCCAATGCGACGATTGCGCTGCATGATCGCATTTGTGTCTTCCCAGTGGGTAGGTAACAAAGTTACGGTTTTTGCGTACAGGTAAGCATACTTAAGTGTGCGCTTATAATCTTCCAAATTATCGTGACGATTAAGGTAAGTTTCTACTAGCGTACACATTTCATATGACTCTAGTGACTGCTCAGCGCAAGGGTTATACCCAGCTACACGCCAATCTTTATTGTTTGGTGGATCAATCAAACGACCATAACTACGACTGATATCCATCCATACAACACCTGGCTCACCGTTGTTAGCAATACGCTCCACAATATGCTGTAGGTCATCGCCAACGTTAGCTTCCACTGAGTTGTTTGACATCCATGCCCAGCCCGGTGACTTAGGATCATAGGAGTTACGCTCCGGGAATACGGCTGCATTCTTTAGATCCAGGAATGTTGTGTCATCCTGTCGACCAATCAATAGCTCTGCTGATCTACGCACATTACCGGACACCACACATACACCAATTTGATTTCCTAGATCGGCAATATCTTTACGGCTTAATTTTTCACCGGCACGTCCTGCAAAGTTGCTGCGGATCATGTCATGAAGTCTTAGGAGCGGTTCGTGTCCTGCTGCTGTGCCTCCAAAGGTCTTAATCGGAGCACCTGCCGGTCTGATGATTGAGTAGTCAAATACAGGGCTCTTCGTATCTGGCTTAAGGTAGCTGTTGATGAGTGCTGTAGTTGACTCAACCCAGCCTTCTCGGGTATCAGGGATGACATAAGTTTCTCCTTCCTTTGGGTCGTAAATTGTAAAATCTTTATCAGCGCCTTTATCGTCAAAGCCAACGCCAACTCCAAGCATTGAGGCTTCCATAAGGAATCCAAATGGCTTAGCTGGATCGTTCTTGTTCATAGAAGCTGTCGACACAAACGCACAGTTCTGTAGGGCAGCCGAGTTCTTATGCTCATTAATGAGCGGTGTGCCCATCATCCATAGACCACGTCCTGGCGGTGTCCATTTGAAATTAAACATACGATCAAAAGCTTCTTTAGCTGAGGCCTGAGCTTTCGCATCATTCCAAGGCAGTCGGTTGGTCTTGCAATGGTCCTTTTGTAGTGAAAACATCCCATTGATAACACGCTCGCAAGTATCAACCCAAGTTTCCTTGTGGCCGTTTTCTTTAAGTCGTGAGTATGTGCGTAGGAATGTGATCTCTCCTACCGAGTTACCAGCTGCATCTTGGTACCCCCAAGGTACCTTTTTAGCTCTGTACCCATTCACAAATTCATCTGCTAAACGGAATGTTAGGGGCATTTGTCGTCCTGTCTACTTTGGGGGAAATATATTTTATGTAATTGAACCTTAGAGTTCAGCGTGCACTTCTGCAAAATTTGTACTACCCACGTTTCACATGATGATATGTGCAACCTATATGATAGGTTCTAATCTTCGATTGAGCCTTTAATGATCTGAGTTGTTTGATCTTCGGTCAATCCGCCATTAGGTAATTCGTTTAAATTTTTAGCTTTTTCACCAAAAATTTGGGACAAAACTCCAGAACTTCCTTGACGTTCTACCGTCATTCTGATGAACTCTCGGCTGTCATCTAGCTCCTTAGTTGTCTTAATAAGTTTGAACAATCTATCCAATTCTTGTGACAAATTTGGATCAGCGTATCCTCCGGACATTTCTTCTGAAAACCGCATAAATGCTACTCTTTGGCCCTGCATTTCAATCATAGAATTGATCAAACTCTTAAGTTGATCTTTAGTTTTTACTTCGATTGGAAGCTTGAATGCACATACAGATTGAGGCTTAAAAGCCGGGCAGTTAGCAGCTACAAAACATGTATCGCATACCCTAAGACTTACCTGTTGCGATTGAATAACTGGAAGCTCACGAATGGTTCCATCGTCCTCAACTACCTGTTTAGACTCAAATCCAAAGACCGGTAAATTGCCCATTTCTGCAGGATCACGGGGCATAATTTTCCGCATCTCTACCCCCGACCTATCACTTAAAGTGGGGTGCAGTTCCGTGTAATCGGCACCTGCTGGATCTTCGAAGTTATCATATAGGTTGGAGTTATCCATGGACGTTAACCTCGTTTCTAGTTGGTCAAAAGACCAAACTGCCAGCTTGCAAACCTCTTCATTATCGTCGGCTAGGATCTTATCAAAGTCCAAACCGGCTTTTTCGTAAATGCCTTTGTAGCGTGGCCTTGCTTGGTCTTTCAGATCCTTGGGATATCTGACCAGCTTGCTACCATCCCAGACTATGGTTTCACCACGGATCATGGGGCTAAGCCAAGACTGGGTGCTAGCGGTGCTTACAGGCACCTGTCGCAGGTTATCAGGGCGGGCGCAGCCCAAAGCATGGAAGCGGGTGCCCTCTTTGCGTATGTAGCTCTGAGCCTGTCCTGCAAGCCATGTGACTCCCTCAATAGCTTCTCCACTGACACCAACATCAAGGTATTTAGCCGTCAATTCAGCAAGGCCGTTTTTACCACTGAGCTCATTCCAAACCGGCAAAAACTTAGCCGGAGGCATCTCGGCCCATACGGTTTCCCGTTGAGCTCTTACAAAGTCAGGGCTGACCTCGGGGTGGTTGATCTCAGTAAAACGATTAACTCTGTCAATGTTATCGACTACGAACTCCTCGTAATCAGCTGCAAACTCTTCGAGCTCTGTCCGCCCAATTTTCATATTACGTGGGATTCCTGGGTGCAATAGCACAAAAGTATCTTCATCAAAGTAATTTTCTATCAAATACTTCTTGGTTTTAGGCAAGCCACGTTTGACTAATCTCCAATAACTGACACCCATAGACGTGGCACCAGCGGTGCCCAAAAGGATGCGGTTGCTAGGGACCTCGGCCCCAAGATAAATAATCTTCACTTGCGCTTATCTTCCAACAACAAATCGGCTTGCGTGTTTAACTCATCTTTAATCTTATCCCAAGCTTTCATGCCTTCAAAGCTATCAGGGCGAAACTTATGATCTAAATATGCTGGTTCTAAAAACAATAATACTCGATAACCTTTTTCCAGCAGATCAGCACTCAGCTTGGGATCGTGGGTAATAACAAAATCGATTGGCCCCTGACTTCTTACGTAATCAGCCAAAGGTATGTGCCACTCAATTATTGGATTAATGCTGGTTTTATCAATAATGTTATCGATCTTGATTGCTTTGTTTTCACGCAACCAACGGTCTGTGCGTTCTTTATCTTCCGCAATAACAATTACCGCATATTTTTCTTGAAGTGTGCGGAACAAGGCAAGGCCATCTTTGATAACCATATGTTGGTTATTGTGCAACACGCCTTCGGCGTAAATCAGTACAGCCACAGTTAATGCTCCGGTTCTTAAAGTTTAATAAAGCGTAGCAGCTCGACGTATAAGCGTCGAAACGTCTGGTAACTCTACTCCATATGTAGCTGAAGCAAATTCTCTACTAGACATATCTGCAATTTCTTTAAGTTTTGCTAGGGCTTGAACAACTCCAGCCTCTTTGCCTGACTGCCAACGGTAGTTAGCATAGTCAAGGTAACCAGCACCAGCTTCGCTGAATGCATACTTACGGCCTTCATGAATATCATCAAATAAAGCTGCAGCTTGTTGTACTGCTAGCTTAAGCGCAGATTCTGCGTTAACTCGAGCTGCAGGGTTAGTGGAAGCGTGGATCTTTGACAAAGCTGCTGCATATCTTGCGATGATCTCTGCTGCTGCGCCTTTATCCTTTTCGGCTTTTAAAACCCAATCAGCTTTATTAGGGGCTTCATCAATAGTGGGCTCAACAACCCAATCGTCATTAGTTAATGAGTAGGCTGCGTATGGTTTGATCTTAGTTATATCTGATTGAACATTGACATAAAAAGTTAATTCAAACGAATCCATAAACTCAGCCGTCAATGGCCAAAGATCGGATTTAAATCCTGCATTAAACATGCTTGCAATTTCTTTGTCACTGAGTCCAACATAGCGGGGATTAGATTGACGAAACTGTATGTAGTTAATTCCTACTAAGCAATCAAGATCACCCGGATCTCGTTTAGCTGCCCATTGATGGGAAACCCCTGAGCCGGCTAACCAAGCATTGGTCCAATCTTGGGAACCTTGAAATATTTTGTCTAAATACCCAAACAGCATGCTTAGAACATTTGTTCGAATAGTTGGAATCAGTTTATTGTTTCTAAATAGGCGTGGATCTAGTCCTGGGGAAGCTTTGCTGAAATACGAGGTTTGTGCAGGTTCGATGCTGACCGGCACTGCTTTTGCAGCCAACGCCTCGTAAAAATCCATAGCTATATTCTATGCTATGCGTACTGTATTTGGGTGTGTATCTTTCCACCAGAATAGATATCGTGTTGAATTGCGATGTCTATTGACCGGCGAATTAACTTTTCCACGGCTTCGGGTGATTTGGCTTTTTTATATTCCAAAGCTTCGAGAGCTCCAAGGGCAACATCGCCACCGCTGCCAGCATAATAAACATTACGAGCCTCACGATCCCAAGAATAATCTTCAAAAATGGGGTACAAAACGCCACGGATGGACACAATTAAATTGGAATCGTGACCAGCAAAATCGCCGTCATCTTTGGCATCATAGCCAGCTTTAATAAATACTTCACGCATATCTGGGATAAAACGTTTTGTAATAAAAGAATCTAAATCTTCATTTGCACGAGGTTTTGGCGGTTTCCAACCAAACTGAGTAATGTTTCCACCACGTGAAGCTCCAGACACGGCAATAAGAACACCGTTGTTATCAATAATTTTAGGGGTTGCAAGATCCATATAACGGCCACCTTCATCGGATGCACGGCTATCGCAGCCCATAACAGACCAGCCGTTACCCTGCACCGCAATTAGCGTTGTCATTACTATCCCCTGTCGTTACATGATGTTTCGGTCAGATAAAGCATTCCTTATTTCGGTAGCTCTTTGTGAGCTATCCGAACTGTTACTTTGTTGAAGTTTGCCAAGCAAGGTGTTTGCTAAGTCATCTTCAATGAGAAAATCTGACACTTCTCTGCTACCCGCTTTAATATCTGATCGCAAAGCTGCTCTAGAAATAACCATAGCAGCGCTGATATCAGCTGTAGCTGACCATGATCCATCAAACTCTTTTACAACTAAAAAAGCTGTTTCAGCATCTGGTTTTAATTCATCCGTCATTTGTATAACCCACGCTCTTTGTTATGCTGCATCATGTTAAATGATTTAACTGGGCAAAAATCACATAAATGAAAACTTGGTAATTTTTCTCCGGACAAACCGGCTTCACGACGTTCTGCTTTCATAACGTCAATCTTAATTAACTTAGCACCAGATTTATAATCTGGGCATTGACCCTCAGGCTTGTTATGTTGTTGAAAACACTTCATGGCGTCAGCTGAATAATTATCTTTAGCTGCATAAACATCTGCACCTAAACCCTGTCCTCCAAGGCCCTCAAGTACCTGAGCATGGATCTGCTTACGTCCGGTATCGCTTGCCCATACGGCAAAATCAACGTCAAATAACACGCCTTTATGTGGCTGTGGACGTTGGTGTTTTTCTAAAGCTAACGCTAAATAAGGGTTATTTTCTTGATGTTTAATTGGGTAGCGCTCATCAACTGGAATTTCTTCCATTGTGGAGCACTCTTTACATGCAAGAACAAGAATGCGATGTTCATCTTTTTTATTGGCAAGGGTGCCTAGATCAATTACCATTCCCCGAGCCTACCCTATTAAGGGCTAAATGCAAAATGTCCTATTTGTTAGTCTTTTGTACGCTTAACGTTACGGCTAGCCATACCAAAGGTGTTTGGGTGGCTTTCCGGAGTCATAATTTTATCCATTGAAATAGGGCGAGCGGTTTTATCCCCTGCCAGGAAAGCACGACGATGTTCAACCTCTGATCGGCTATCACGGCCGGACTCTTTAATCAAAGCATCGATCTTAGCTCTGCGAGCTTCTTTATCTGGATCCGGTAGCTGTGTTGGTTCAGTATTCATTACTTCGCTCTTTTCGCTGCTCGTTCAGCAAGTTTGGCAGGTGAATAACCACCAGTACCTTTTTTCTTGCTGCCTTGAACCTTAGGGTTTTTCTTCCACGCTTTACCGTTTGGACGGTCGTCGTTTCTAGATGGGCCTTTGCGAATTCCTCCGCCACCCTTGCCTGCTGCCATGTTGTAATCCTACTCTGAATGTATTCCAGCGCCAAAACCCTTTACGGTTATTCTTGGGCGCTCTTGATAAGCTTTTGTTTTAGCGTCGCTATCTGATTTAGTTACAACACCGTTTTGTTGTTCTTCGTAAGATTGACCCTTAAAATCAGGTTTAAACTGTGAAGGGTCAGACTTCATTAGTTACCTGCTGGGTTAACTTGTGAAGTTTCCTCTGAATTAATAAAACCGTAGTTCATATATGGGTGCAATCCTGCACGGTTCTTAACTACGATCTGGTCACCCATGCCTGCAGCAACTTCTGTATTCGGACGGCGCTTGCGGTACTTGCCGTCAGTTGTGCCCTCGATGAGTGATGCACTCTCTGAGCGAGCTTTGCGAACTGTCATTATGCCATCCGTCCTTTTACTAGTTTTGCCTGCTTGCGTCGTGTGCAATTAGGGCATGTACCCTTTGAATACAACGCTTCGACTGGGTTCATTGATAAACCACATTCGATGCAAGGCTTGGATCCATTATAGTAGGTTTTCTTCAAATCTTGTTGCGTTTCTAGGCTTACATCACTAGCACCGGACATACCTTCACCGGTTGAATCAGTAAGTAGTCCTGGGTCGCTTTTCATTAAACAGCCTTCCAATTTACTTTAGAACCTTTAGCAGGTTTTGCTTCACCGTAATTAGCTAGGTGCTTACCCACAGCTTTCTTTTTATCTGCTCCCGTAGCAAGGCTAGGAAACCTTTGCTCGGCAGTATCGCCAGATTCCATCTGCCAACTGATAATGTGGTCTTTACCCTCATCAAAATCTGCGTTATTGCGTCCCATTAGACGGAACCTCCTAAGGTGTTTCGGCTAGTTGACTCTGTGGTCGTAGGCTCACCAGAGTAATCGTGACGCTGGTTAGGACGGCCCTTAAGCTCAATAATATCCTTAATTCCATATTCTTCCGTGGTGTAACCATACCGATCGGGAAACATATCAATCTGAGGAATGTTTGGACGAACAAACTCTTGGATCTCTTCACTGCTCATGTTATGGACAGCCATAGCTTGGCTAACTAAACGCTCTGAGTTGCTTTGAAATGGTCCAAGGTACTCTTGGGGTGGAAAAGCTGCTTGAACCGGAACGTTTACCTGATCCCAAGCACGGTAGTTGTATTTGCCATCTGAGTGTCTTGTCATTATGCCCAGCTTGGTCTCATGCGTGAGTATTGATCTACACGACGCTTGTTAATGACCATAGGCGAATCGCTGCGTACGTTAGGACCAGCTTTGCCATCGTTAGTTAAGTGTGGCGCTGGTGCTAGCTTTGCAGCTTCTGAATAACGCTTGGTCATAATGACGTTTCCAACTTGCTGACCACGCATCTGGCGCTTAATGCCACGATCTGGTGCAAAGCCTTCTGGATAATAATAATCGCTTGGATCAATACGTTCACCACGGTGAACACCACGTTGATAGGAACGTTGTCCTACACGTGTCTTCATGCTATCAAGCATGCCCTCAGACTGGCTTTGACGACCACGATCATCACGACGTGTTCGTATAGTTCCTAAGTAACCGTCTGGATATTCAGCTGATGGTTCTCTACCAACACCAATACGAAGCTGATCTAATTCTGATCTTGCTACAGGAGTACCACCACCGCCGTAAACGGTATTGGTTCCGTACATGCCATTAGCACCAAGGTTTTGTACGTTTTGATGTGTGTTTGGCATTTACCTATTGTACTTTCATTGAAGTCAATATTAATTACTAAAAAAGAAGTGACCCCTCCGGGTGCGCTTGGTTAACAGAGGCGTGGAGGGGTCGTGCCTCGCTTCTTAGCGGGCCATTTCGCTCATGCCAGCCTTGAAATTAGGCGCTGAGCGTTTTGTCGCTGCTGGAATAATTTTTCCGTTAGCTTGTGTATGGCCAGCTGCAGGCTCGTGATGAGCAGGCATCTTGGCTTTAATTCCGTAAGAAGCGCCACCTGTAGCTTTAACATGTGAACGATGACCGGTTGTACCGGTTGCGCCACCTGCTGCAGTGTTCTTCTTCTTAACTAGTGTGCCTTTTTCAGGCTTTGGTGCAATAGTCTTTGGAGCGCTGCCGGCACCTGTTGAGGTAGGGGCAATTGGTGCGCTGTTCTTGAACTCGTTTTTAGTCATTTGTTTCCTTTGGCCGAAGGTATCTACAAGGATACGACTTATTGGTTTACTACAATGCCTTAACGTCAAATACCATGGCTGAAATGTCGCCGTCGTGAGATTTAATAGTGGCAAACCCCGGAATACAAACCAAATCGATGCCTCTAGGGGCTGTGTAGCCACGGGCAATGGCAATAGCTTTAACTGCTTGGTTAACAGCACCTGCTCCTACAGCTCTGATCTTGCAGCTGCGGGTGTCATAGACACTGTGAGCAATAGCGGAAGCTACGGATTGTGGGTTTGAGCTGGCTCCTACACGCAGGATGCCGTCAGCTAAATCTTCTGTCATTTTATGCTCCTTGGGTTACGAATGGTGGTTCTCCCAAAGGAAATTATGCGTTCTAGAACACAATTAAAAAGGCTAAACGTCCTTACGCCAATGTAAATAAGATCGAATATACGTGGCTGCATACGCCAAAGAAGCAAATATAAACCCATATTGTTTGGTAGTTATGGCATAAACCATCCATAAACACTCATTAAAGCAAAGGACAAACCAACCCCATATGGTCTTACGACCAACAAAATAAATTCCCGTAACTCCAATTACAGCTAATACCCAAGACCACATTATGGTCGGTCTAACGGAGTCGGAGCTGTGGCATAGGTACCACAAATGGCACATTCCATAGGCAAAAGGTATGAAGATATCTCGTAATCGGCAAATGAAACTTTAAGGTTCCAAAGGTTGCTTTCGCATTTAGGACATTCATGATGGATCTCATGTTCATGATCCATGTTGCCCGTATAGTCGGGCTTTATTTCTCTGACGGATCTAGCCATGCTGCCCTAAAGTCAACTAGTACGTGATAAGCAATTTCGCAGTAAATCTGCATGTTCATAATAAGATCTTCTGGGTGATGCAATTCATTTTTGCCAGCAGAGCCCCAATTCTTATTGATGTACTCTTTCATTCCGGGCAATATGGTTTCAATAAACTCATCAGAAGTCATATAACCAGCTGCACGAAGATCTTTTTTACTCATTGTCCGCCCCACCCTCCGCCTTTAAAATGCACTGCGGGTGGTGTCCAAACTTTAGTCATAAAACTACCGCACCTATCACATGCTGGTCGGTCAGCTGAATCAACAGATAAATGCATTTCAACCGTGCTGTCGCAGGGCAAGCATGTGAAGTCGTATCTAGGCATTAATCAGATCCTAACAATTTAATATGAAAATTACATGGATCATGTCCTTCTGAAAATTCTTCATCTTGATAGTCGCTCAAAGGTCCACCATCATGAGTGCAGCAAAAAGTTTCAGAAACCCAACCACGGGTTACCCCATTTTTTAACCAAATTTGGCGTTCCGCTTCTTCCTTCTCAGACAATGTTGGTTCTATTTGTCCCATTTATCTCTCCCTATAATCAGCGCCGGACATTTTTTTATAAATATCTTGTTCATACTCAGCTTTACCTTTACCGGCAACCAAATGAGCTAAACCAAAAGAGTCTGCTGCGTTGTCGTCGGGGAACTCTACGCCCCACTTTTTGTATACCTGTAGCAGTATTTGTGCTTTCTGAACACCAGTACCACGCCCAGTTACATATTTTTTCAATACAGTTGGAGGTACGATCATTGGATACTTACCGTCATTTAAAAACTCTAAGTTTCTGAGCTCTACCTTGACGATACCTCCTAGCTCACCAAGCATGTTTGCCATCTGTGATCCAAAAGCGTAGCCCTCAATAGCAACGTCTTTAATTGGATTAGTTTCGCTAACATCCAACATAGTTTCTTGAACATGGTCTTTGATTTCAATCAAACGATCTACGCCACGAGTATCAAACCTAGCCACAGTTGTTGTATAGCTATTGTCTTTGCCTAAAAACGTTATAGCAAATCCACTATATGACTGATCAATGCCTACATATGTATTAAGTCCTGGTGTTACGCCCGGACCAAATGACTTTAGTTTCATGGAATCATTCGCTGACTGCGTGACATTGCTGTTGCTCCAGCTGTGCGTCGTGTTAGTTCACGGCTAATCAAAATTGTGCTCCGCTCTGCATTATTAACCATAACTTCAATTAACTTACGATAAGCATATACAGCGTTGTACCGCTCTTTACAATCACGAACATTTGGATCAACCATAGTTCTTGCTTTAAGCATAGCAACAGTTTCTTTTTTATTTAAATCGTTAGCGGCTAAATACACAACGCTTTCAGCACGTTCTAAATCTGTTTCTACATTTTTTTCATCTATCTGAGCACAAGCGTATTGAGCCGATAAGAAATTAGAAAATGCGGTTAATTCACTAAACAATTCCATAAGTTCTGAATCGTCAAGAATTGTTACATCGCTAGGAACAGATGGTTGAACAATCTCCATGCGGGTTCTAAAATCAAAACCTTGGCCATGAAGTGAATCAATTACTGGTTGGCTTGTTCCTGCATTAATCGATAATTCGCTCACGAAGAAGCTCCTCTTGATAGTGGTCACACTTCTTACAACCGGCTGAACCGCCGATGTTGCACATAGGAGGAATCTTAGCGTCAACGGCTTTGAGAATTTCCAAAGCTTGATCAAACAACTCAGTAACTCCGAAGTCGCTCTTTTGTACAAAGAACTCTTTAACTTCGTGTGACCACTTAGCTTCGTATATAAATACGATTTCTTGTGGAGCATCTGGAACTTCCATAATTTCTAAAAGTTTCAAATAAATTTGTGCTTGAAGAACGTGCTCAATAAAGGGGGCTTCTAAGTTTTTCCAAGCCTCTCTGTGATCCCCATTAGCTTTAGCTAATAGATCAGGGGCATACCAACGAAACGACCCTTCCCCAAGTGTTTTAATTTCAAGAAGTAAATCTCCACCAAAACCGACTAACCAACCATCTGCTTTACCGGCAATACGGTGCATTTCGCTACGTACAGGAACTTCGTGATAAGCAACCTCATGACCCGCTTCGTGCTCGCTTCTAATACCTGTCCACTCAAACTTGCAATCTGTACATTTCCAAATTCCTTTTATCTTGTCCATTTCGCCAAACCACTCTTGCCAACGTGAATGAGCTGCGTGTCCTGTATCAAATACCAAACGTTTTGCTAATCCATGGTGTTCGTTTTTTGGTTCAAAACCCATTAATAAAAAATATTGTTCACGGTGACACCATGTTTTACTTGCCATTGCCGATGGGTGAATAACTAACATATTGCGATCATCTTTAGGGCGGGCCATTAAATATCTATCTACCTGTCCTATTACTCTGGTGCCTTTATCTGCGGATAAGAACGCTTTCAATGCACCAGATTTAATCATTTTTTATGTACCCATTCTTCTAAAGTCATGTGATGCTTTGCAGCTTTTCTGCGTAAAGCATTTCTTTCACGGTGACTGAGACCGCCCCAGATACCGTGCTGCTCATCGTTACCTTCTGCATATAGGAGGCACTGTAAGCGCACTGGACATTCTGCCTTACCATCTTTGCCAAAGCAAATCGCCTTGGCCTTATCGGCTATGTCTTTGTATTGGTCTTTGTCTCTTGGCGGAAACCACAACTCGGTATCTTCGCCACGGCACTTAGCAGCGTAACGCCACTTTTCTAGGCCTTCGTCTTCGTACAAGTGCACTCCTGGAGGTTTTGTCGCAGCTCCAGGAAGTCATCTTCGGTTAACATTACGTAATTCTCACCGTTAAGGTGAAAGCCGAGGACAGGCATTCGACTGTCAAGAATTGCTTCTGTGACAATCTTTTCTAGAACCGCAGCCTTAATGGATACGGACAGCTTTCCGGTGAACTTATGCTCAACGAGCAAATCGTCAGACCGTACATCGCCTTTGCGACTCCAAAACGCTCCGCTTGCAGCTACACGCTGCCCGCCGATCGCTTTAGCTAATCGCTCCTCGTGCTTCCTTGACTCTTTTTGTCCTTTACTCTTCGTCATCTTCCGGCTCAACTAAAAATTTAGATCCGGCTTTAACTACTTCAAGAACATCCTTCTCCAAGGCATCTCTAAGGTCGGGTTCCTCTTTGATAGATATAAGCATAGCATCTGCGCCTTGCCACTGCCTTCCTGCGTACCGGTAATAGGCACCAGCACGTACCACGACATCATTCAAGATACCTAGCGCCACAATTTCCTTGGCAAAATCAAACTCACCAGCTGGAACTGTGCCACCATTAGCAAAATAAAAATCAATATGAGCTACCTGTGAAGGTGGGGCTGACTTATTTTTAATGGTCCTAACCTTAATGGTCTGACCAATACGTTGTTTATTACCGCTGGGGCCGATTTCGATCCAACCATCTCGGTTAATTTCTAAGCGAGTAAAAAAAGCATAGTCTTTGCCTTTTCCACCGGGGGTAGTTTTAGGGCTGCCATACATAACGCCAACTTTGTCACGCCATTGGTTAATCATAATTCCAATAAAAGGGCGTTCAAGCTCCGTAAGGGAGCGTTTAGAGGCCATACCAACCTTGCGGAAAAACTTATTAGTTAGGAGCGCTCCTCGTCCGACGGTGAACTCATCCATGTCTTTCTCATCTTCTGCGCTAGGAACCAAGGCAGGAAGACTATCGACAACAATGCAATCAACAGCTTTGCTTTCGACCATTTGAATAACTGACTCATACGCTTCCTCCATAATGTTGGTTGAAATTACATATAGGCGTGAGGTATCAACACCAAGTAGCTCTGCATAAGCCGGAACCCATTGCTCGGCTGCAACCCAAACAGTTGTAAATTCTGGATCACGTTGCTGATTAGCTGCAATTGTCTTTAGTGCAATACAGGTCTTTCCATTACTAGCTTCCCCAACAATTTCATGCCATTGATTTGTTGGCCATCCTCCACCCAATGCCACATCTAAAGATAGTGATCCGGTGGTGATCCGCCCAATAAGGTCATCACGAATATCTGAACCAAGTACAACTGTATTGGCTCCCATTTTTTTATTAAGTTGCATAATTAATTTATCAAGTACGACGTTTTTAGACATATAAGGAGTTTACCAGTTCTACTCGTTTGCAATCTTTTACAGGTATTTCTACAAAAGTATCTTCGGGCATGTTTACCGTATCTTTTATGATACGTTCGCATTCAAGGTATGTAGCACCGCTAACAATAAACGCATGCTTTAGCTCTTCGTTTATTACAACAAAGTATTGGTTAGTTGGTTCAGCAAATTTACGTTTACGTTCTGGGATATGTAAACCAGTCCAAGGAAAGTATCTAACCTTCCAACCGGTCTTTACTTCAACGTCATACTTATGCAAGCTGCCATCAGCGTGTGTAGCTAAAATATCTATCCCATATTTGTTGGGATTTTCTACAGCATCTACATACCCAGTATCTTTTAGATATGCAATGAATTTGTTTTTTGCAATCGTGTCGTATTTATCATGCGATTTGGGATCAAACGGCTTTATGTCCATGCCGTGATCCTATCACGCTACAAATGACCGATAATAGTTGTTGGATTCCAACCTCCGGTTGGTACTTGTACAGCAGCTTGGGTAGGTCCTTGTGAAGGAACGCTAACTCCTCGGGCACCGCTTCCTTGTTGAATCTTTGGATAACCGCAGTCGTAGCAACGCCATGCGTCAACACTTCCACGATCAGTTACCTGACTTCCAACTTTCATATAATTTCCACTACGGCATTCTGGGCAACGACCAGTATTGGCCATGCTGCCAAGATTGCGATCCATTTGAGGTGGCTGTGCTTGTGGCGCCATAGTCATGGGGCGTTGAGAAGGAGCTGTAGGCATGTTAGATGGTCGCTGTTGCTCTACTGGAGCTGCTCCAAGTTTTCCTGCAAACCAGTTAGAGGTCATGAGCTATTAATCCTCTCGTCGCCTTATTCTCAATAAGGTCTAATTCTAGCGCAGCAGCGAAAGCTGTGCGTAATGCTGAAAAACCAATGGCTTTATACACGGCTTCAACATGAGGTTGTTCGGTATTTAGTACTTCTTCTGGGATCATTCCGTCTTCTTTCATGGATTCAAACTGAAGACCAGAAATAGCCAATGCGTTAATTTCGGCAATTATCTCTAATAAAGCATAAAGCGATTCAATTTTATCTAAACGGCGATCGCTGTCATTTTCTTCCATACTTTCGCCTTCGGCGCTTGTAGGAAGCATCCCCATTACGTGGGAAATTTTATTGGGATCATCAATTCCAGAATCATAAAAAAACCACCGAGCAAGCGTGGTGTAGTTGACGTCAACAATGGTGGTGTTGCGTTTGGGTTTCCAAAACTTCCATCTCATTTAGCGTCTCCCCACTTCTCTACAATCTTTACATCGGCAATAAGAGGTACATCTAAAAGCTTTATATCTTCCATAGCTGCTCTAATTGCTTCTGCGGTCTCCTCGACCAAATGGTCGGGGGTTAGGGTCACAATTTCATCGTGAACCGTAAGAATAAGTTTAGCCCCTTTGGGGATCATCTTGTGTGCTCGAACCATGGCTAACTTAATAATGTCTGCAGCTGAACCCTGGATCTTTGTATTAAAAGCTTGACGCTCAGCTCCGGACCTTTCCATCTCATCGTTAGAGTTCATTTCCGGTAAAAAGCGTTTGCGACCAAGGATGGTCTTAACAAACGGCACCGGTTTAAATTTATTACCGTCTTTTACGGTACCGGTTAATACGTGCTGTTTGTACTTAAGAATTGATGGGAATTCTTTAGAAAAACGGTTTAACAAATCAACCGCTTCTTGTTTAGTACAACCAATTTGACGAGAAATCTTGTTTGGCCCTACTCCATATGACATGGCAAGTACAAGAACTTTACCTGTTGCTCGATCAACACCCATGGTGTCACCAATAGCTACGTAAAGGTCACGACCGGTGTTGTAATACTCAAGGGCTAACGGGTCTTTTGAAAATGACGCAATAACTCTTGGTTCAATCTGTGAATAGTCGGCTACAACAAGCTTGTAGCCAGTGGGCGCTCTAAATAAATCTCGGATGGCTTTACCGTTTTCACTAGCTTTTGGATTCGGTATGTTTTGCAAATTTGGGTTTCTACTCGAGAACCGTCCGGTTTCAGCTCCGTGTTGAACAAAGTCACAATGGATTCTTCCGTTGATAAGAAGACTGTCTTTTTGCTCACGTTTAGATTTTCCTCCCGTCGTGCGTAATACCTCACCACCTAGGTAAGGAATGATATAGGTGCTTTGAAGTTTATTTAAATCGGCATAGGCAAGCAAAGCATCTACTAACTCATCTTCACCTCTATAAGACTCTAAAGCTTGAGCTGATACTGAATCTCCGCCCTTGGCTGTTGTGATCTTAGATTTAAGCCCACGACCGCCTTCGGATTTTTTGCCGTAAAGGATCCGTGCTTTATCAACATTTGAATTCATATTAAACTGTTGACCGGCAACCCTAAAAACTTGAGCTTTTGCAGCTTCTATTTCAACTTCAATCTTGTCATTAAGTACCTGTAACCCATCGGTGTCAATAGGTGCCCCAGTAAGTCTCATGTCACACAAAACATTAAGAACGTCCATCTCAAGTTTCATAACGCCTTCTACATCATTTTCTTTAAGCTTTTTATCTACAGCTTTCCAAAGCAACCATGTGTATTTGGCATCTAAGTATGCATATTTTGCAACATCTGAAAAAGGGTAGGCCTCAACCATAGCCCCAATGCCCTTGACCATCTCGTAACCAAATTCACGTTTTAAACAATCATCAAGACCAACTTTATTTTTATTTAAATTGCTATATACAAATGAACCAACCATTGTGCAAAAGTAAGGGCCGGGTGGGTATTTTCCACCGTAGTACTTAGCTAAGGAAGTTAGATCAAACAAAATGTTGTGGCCGATCTTTAGCTTGTCGCTAAACATTAGTGGCTCAAGAGCTTTAAAAACTTCAGCTGGATATAACTGAACAGGTGGCTCTGAAAAAACTTTGGTGGCTTTTTTAATATCTCGTGAATAATCGCTAGGGCGAGCTGTCAGCCCTTGTTCTACACGCTTCTCACCTTGTCCGGTAAGTGGGTAGTGGATCTCTAGTAAATCTCCATTTGGATGGCCCATAGGAATAACATCACAACGACCGTGAGTAGCAAAACTAATCCAGAGTACTTCATTAATTGGAGTATCACCTCTACGATCTCCGACCGTTTCAACGTCGTAGCAAAACGCATCTTGTTCAAGGTAATACTTAACCATCTCTTTTAATTGGTCTTTTGTTAATACCGTGTTGTACATATATCCCCTAAAGCCTAAGGACACCCGAGGGGATAAGTTCGGGTGTCCCTAGACATCTGTTAGTTAAAGAAGTGACTCTGCAACTTCTACCAAGGTTTGGTAACTATCCTGACGGATTGCTTCAATACCGTATGGTTGGAATTCAGCAAGTGCTGCTGAGATTTCGGCCTCTGTAATGCCGTAATCTTCTTGCAAATCACGACCCTTAACTGGAACTAAGTTATACAGGGTTTGCTGCTTGACGCCGGTACGGTTGATTGACCAATAAACTGGGGTCATTGGCTTTCCGTCTTTGTCAAGCTTGCCATCACGGTTAAGTGGTCCCTGTGGCGATAGTTCTGCGTTATGTAGGGTTGTAAATAAACGAGGTGTTGCAATAAGCAACTGACGTGTGAACGGCTTTGATGTAAGGTTCACAATTGTGAATGCACGCTTTGATTCTGGGCGATCACCAAGTGTGTGGCAAAGTGGGCAATTAGCGCCAAGGCATACATATGAACGGCGACCTTCGGTCTTACCGTTAAGGAAATGTTGCTTATAAGAAGCAAACGGTGTCTTACCTGGCACATCAATAAACTTGATTAGCTGATAGGACTCTGTGTGCCGAAACTCAGTAGGAAAATCACTTACTGGAGTAACAAGCTGTGCTGCAGCATCCCAACCTGAAACGATTGCAGATGATGTAACTGATGAAGCTGCTACTGGGCGATCTTCTACCGAAAACGCTTCGGTTTCAATAATTGGTGCATACGTAGATGCATCCGGGGTGTTTTGAACTGCCATCTCATTCTCCTTGTTTTCATTTGGCATGTTTGGTATCCATTTCATCATCAAGAATCTCATTCCAGATCCTTGTGAGCTCTGTAGTGATCTTGCTGTTGTTAACCCAATCTATACGCTTAACGTGCAAAACGCCAAATCGAGTAAATACTTCTACAGCAGCTTCGATCATTTTTCTACTATATAACCGTTTGCCGTTATGTTCCTTACCGTTTTTGTTTACCGTTGCCGGTAATTGATAAGGAGATAAAGGCAAGTGGCCTTCCTTCATCCACAACCTTAACGTTATCAGTGGACGATTAATCGCCTCTGCTAATGCTCCAATCGTGAACATCTCTACTACTTTGCCACTAGGCAAAGTTATATTGCGAGGTTGAAACTCTGAACTTTCTCTAATAGCAGGTTCTTTTGGTTTCGGTTCGCTGCGTTTTTTTTTGCTACCTGGGTAAAAAACGTCTTCAAAAAGGTTTTCAACAAGATCATCTGTCATAGTAGGAAAGCGTACGTTACCTTTGTTGGGAACATGACAGTCATATCGTCATCATTAAGTTGTCCCTGATAGTAAGCTGCAAAGATTTTATCTTCGTCGAGCTGAGGAACCATCTTGATGCATTCGTCTTTAATTCCTTTTTCAGATAACAACTTTTCTGTTGCATCCATATCAATGCTCTTTGATTCACGGCGTTGATGTTTAACGACAATATCGTCATCAAGTTCAAGGGTTAAGTGACCACGGCCATCCATCTCGCCGTTATCTTTTAGAACTGACTCTAAACGAGTACGAAGTTCTTTTTGTCGATCGCTAAGAAAAGCAATTTGCTTTTTAAGATCGATGTATTGTTTTGCTTCAGCTGTAAGTGTTGCTTTATCTAGAACTGCTTTATCTGACATGCTATCTCCCTGTTTATGGGTGATAACTTGAAGTTATCCCCTCTGTTGGTAGATAACCTACACCCGCTATTCCTGGGCTGTCAAGTAGGCTTCCAGGGCCTGGATTATGATGCTGGTCACAGTTACGTCGGCTAGGGCAGCCTTCTTCTGGACAGCCTGCCAGAGCTCGTCAGATACCCGGATCGTGCGGGTTGGAGTCTTGGGCGCATTAGGCATCCGTCAATTCTAGACGAATGAGGACAAAAGGAACTGGTTAAGGCTGGCTAATGTGAAGTCAATACCGCCTTTATCGTTGATTCCTTCGCCATCTACCACAGCTGCTGCAATAGCGTTTTTTTGTTGTAAGGCCTGGTGTTGGCGTACTTCAATTGAACTATCCACCAAGATATCCTGTACAACAATCGTGGGCCAATTAGAGGACGCTCTCATTATTCGACCGTTTCTTTGGTTTGCTCCTCCTGAAGTCCATGGGAGGTCGTAGTTGATGAGGAGGTTTGCTGCAGGCAAATCAACTCCGTAACCACCAGCATCGCTAGAGACAAGAATGCGAGTATTAGGATCGGTATTAAGGGCAATTTTGTTAGCCTCCTTGGTCTTTGCATCTAATTTACCGGTATAAGTTTTAGCTCCATATGCGGAAAGCTCTTCAGCAATTTTTGCTGTCATGTCAACATAAGTAGCAAAAATAACAACTTTATTTTCTTCAGCTTGATCAAGGTGGTCTTTTACATATTGGATTAATGCTTCAAACTTTTTAGATCCAATAATCCCTTCCATGGCACCGCTCTCTACAAGTTCATTAGCGTATGCAGATCCTTCTGGCGTATTTCCTTGATATTTTTTAGCACTGGTGCGAATTAAATCGGGGTGGGAACAAAGCATTTTAAGAGCTCCAACCTTAGACATAATGCGACCACGCCATTCGTTCTCCTCATGGCTAGAAGATCCGGACTCACCTTGGTACCCATAATGAGAAAATACATTAAAGTTTTTACCAAAGAGCTGTTGAGCTTCCTCTAGATCGGATAATAAGTCTTTGCGAATTAAATTATAAAGATTAGCGCTTTTACGGTCTAAAGGCACGAGCATTGGATCACGGTGAATTTGATCCGGCATATGCGGCGCTACATCCGGGTCTTTTTGCGATTTACGAACGGAAGCTTCCGCCAAACGCTCGTGCAAAACAGGTAAATTTCTATAGCGAGCAACCCCACCAAAATGATTACGAACAATAAAAGCAGAGTCAAAGATATCAAACCTTCCTAATACTGAATCATCTACAAATTGCATAATGCTGTAAAGCTCTTCGGGCTTACCATTTTCAATCGGAGTTCCGGTAAGCGCAAAACGATATGGGGAATTAACAAGTTTTTTAACAGCTTTTGAACGCTTAGACTTAAAAGATTTAATAGCCGTAGCTTCGTCAATAACAACAAAACCACGGGGAAGCTTTTTAACTAAATCCCAATCATTAACTACTTGTTCATAGTTCATGATTACATAATCAACTTTAGTCTCACGCCAATTCATAGCTTCTGCATATTGTTCTTGACGTTTTTTTGGTGAACCGTCAATTACCAAAGGTTTAGAAGTTCCAGATGTAAATTTAGTAATTTGGTTATCCCACTGATACTTGAGGCTGGAAAGACAGATAACTAAGCCAGGTTCCCGGATAGAGCCGTTGTCCATCAACTTCTCGATAGCAGCAATAGTTAATACAGTTTTTCCAAGCCCAAGATCGTAAGCCACTAAAACCTTATTGCGTGCGACCATTTTGTCGACCGCTTCAGGTTGATAGGGCAATAGTGTGCCGGTGAAAGTCATACTAAAAGTTTCTTTTTTGCTCGTTCAAGTCTGCCTTGAAGTTTTCTAGCACACCTACAGTCATCACATCTACACCCATTGCTATACCTACCCATAGTCCCGTGAGGTTTTAAACGATCTCGTGCTGTCTTTTTCTTATGACAAACTTTACATAAAACCTGACAATTTTCCAATTCTTTAAATTTTTGTTCATTTTTATCCGATAAAGACCAAAGTTGTCTAGGCTCCATAGTTTTTAACTTTGGATCTATATGGTCTACTTCTAAGTCTTTATTTGATTTACATACTTTGCAAGGACCATTGGCAATAATCCAAACAAGACGTCGTTCTCTCATCCAATTTTTTTGATAGTTTCTTTGTTTATCTGGATCTTTGTAAGTCATTAGATATATGCCCTCATGCGGATACTAATTAAAGTTTTAAGGTCTTCTAAGCTACCGCTGTTCATAAATATTTGCTCTACTTTTTCTCCATCCATGGCTGTTTCTGAACTATGTTGGTTAACGGGAAGAACCCCGTTACGTCTAATACGCCAAACTTGAGCGTTATCATATTTTCTAATTGCTACGGCTTCATTGGGAAACCTAACGTCTGTAAAAACGTAATTTTCTCCACCAAATAATTTAAGGTCATTTAAAGACTGCTTTATCCAAAAATCATCACCAAAGAGTTCTCTAGCAGCAACGCCAAGTTGTTGTAAAAGATCACGAGCTTCTGGATAATCAACCTTAACTTTGTCCCAACCATAGGCGTCTACTAAACCTTGGACCCTATAACCCTCTTTAAGCATTGGATTAGTTTTATAAAGTAAATTACGGATAGGGTCGGCAAAAGCAATTCTGGTGTACCCGTATTGTTCTACAAGTATTTTGGCAACTTCATCTTTGCCGGACTGTGCATACCCCGTTAAACCAATAATCATTGAAAAGCCTTCTCCCCGTAAATTGAATGCCTAGCATTTGTAAGACCCTGAAGGATCTCCGTTTTGCTCATACCGCCTATATCTTTCACCTCAATGCCGGAATAGTCAAAAAAGCTAGAAACTATGCCAATCTCTTTAGCTTTGTATAAAAGCTCCTTAGAGGCTAATAGCCCCGCCTCATCGTGATCCATAGCGAACACCACAGAATCAGCGCCCTTAATCATGTTCAGCTGGTCTTTTGAAACAGCTGTTCCATAGGTGGCAACTCCGCCCGTAATTCCAACAGCATAAAGCCTGAGAGTATCTAAAGGCGATTCAACGACAATCATGGAACCGCCGGTGTAGGATTGATAGCCAAATAAAGATTGACTCTTTTTAATTCCAGTGGGGTAGTTTTTAAAATAACGTCCTGTAACCCCCTTTTCTTGCCAACCCATAAGCTTTCCATGGTGATCACGGATAGGAAGAATCCAGGAGTCTTTACGACGATCCCATAAAACTCCATAAGCTTTTGCAGCTGCAGGCGTAAGTCCACGATTGCGAAGCATGTTTTCATTTGGTTCTACATATGCAGCAAGGTTTGCCTCAGTTATATCAATAACTTCTTCTTCTTTTTCAATCTTAGGGGCTAATGCCCGGGCAAGACGTCCGGACAAATCATTTGTCGGATCTTTCATGTAATCGGTAGCACTCTCCATTGGAATGCCTTTTATGTATGAAACTAAAAACGGCAAGCTACCTTTAAATTGGCATGAAAAACAGTAGTGAGCTCCGGTGTCTGCGTTTATAGACCACGAAGGATTGTGGTCTTGCTTACCGGTTCTTTCTACATGCCCCGGGCAAAGCCCACGAACTTCAGATCCCCTAGTGCCATAAGTTTCAATACCGAGGTCATGAAGCAAATCTTCCATGTCCTCTGTGGTCATTTTTTATCTCTGCAATCTTGACAAATTTTTTCAGGAACGCTGTAAACAACAACTGTTTGACAATCATGTGACCAATTACCGCAGTCACTGCAGTATGCGCTAATCATGCGTCATCTCCGATCATTTCACGAAAAGTAGCTTGATCCCATTCCCAGGTCAAGTTAACTTCTCCTGGGCCCGAATTACGGCTTGCAAGGATGCGTAGAACACGGGTCTCGTCAATATCACCATCTTGCTTTTCAAGGCCAAATACAACATCTGCATCTTGGAAAAATGAAGATGAATAACCAATAGAGTTAGCGGTTAGTCGACCTTTTTCTTTCTTCCAATCAAGCGACTGAGTAGTAATAACAATTGGAATATCAAAACGCTGAGCTAAACGCTTCATTCCACGAGTTAGGTTAGTCAAAGCCTGTGGGGTATTAAACTCACCGCTTTGCTCATCTTGCATCAAATACATACCGTCAATAAATAAAATTTCAGGACGATGGATCTGCAGTTTAGCTGTAACACCTGAAAGGGTAGAGCCTGAGGAGGAGTCAACAAGAATAAATGATTTTTCATTTCTCATATAACCCAAAGAAGTTTTTAAACGTAACTCTTCATCTTTGTGCAAAGCTCCGGTGATATATCTTTGAAATGAAACACGAGAACGTAAAGCATCGTAACGATCTTCTTGCTCACGATTGCTCATTTCAAATGACCAAAACATTGCAACACGTTGTTGTGATCGATGGATGTTATGCCCTACTTGCAAAGCAAGGGTTGACTTACCGGTCTTAGGTGTAGCGGTAATAACAATTAGCTGACCACCTTGAAGACCATTAGTAACACGGTCAATGGTTGGAAAACCTGTTGGATAACCAAGCATGCCGTCTGGAATTTCTTTACGACGCTCATAACGTTCAATACGCTTATCAACTGTTTTAGTAATATCTACGTCATTGGTTTGACTAAAACCTTGAGAATCAAGGGTGACCACACCACGCTGCATAGCAAGCAAAGCTTCTTCGGGATCATGAGCAATTGCATCAACGGCTTCACGAAGAATATCTGCGGTGGCTGCTTTACGGCGCTCTGAAGTAACAGCATCTAAAAGATAATCAACAGCATCTGCATTGTTTTCTTCAAGCTTGTAAGATTTAAAGTTATCTTGAAGTACTTCAAGGGTTGGACACTCTCCATAAGTTGAAAAATGTGATCTAATAAATATCCAAACTTTTTTATCAGATTCGTCAGAAAACCAGTTCTGATTAACGTTGCGTTCAAATAACGGAGCTAGGTTTCTGTCAGCTATTGCCTTACTAAGTAAGCGCTTCTCGTTATTCATAAGTTTGCTATATCCATTCCCCAGTGTCCGTAGCGCAGTAATCTATCAGGTCGATCTATGACCCCGATCAATTCTGGCCGGTACGGAAGTTCTGATACGAGTTTAGCAACAGACTCGTAGGTAACGCAATATCTGAATGGGTTGGTCCCATATTTATCTAAAGTCTCAAAAACCTTTTGAAGCTCTTCTGCGTTTAAAGTAAAAGACGCAAGCTCAATCGTTGTAGGTTGATTTACAGCCCACAAGTAAAGTCGACTTAGGACTTCTTTTTTAAATGAAACTTTTTTTCTTTTACGTCTTACTATCCCAAACTTTTTGGGAAGTTCTTCGTAATCTAACATTAAGAATAGCTCGTCTACAACAATGATCCTTTGCGGCACATTGTTGCTGATATCCCCTTTGTACATTAGTAAACTTCTATTTTGCCAAATTTAATAATGAACTCTCGAAAGCTTTCGGCGTCTTGCTGTGCTTTACCGGCATCCTCCGTGGTCGCCCTATTGGATATCTCTAATGGGTAAGTTCCACCGTTGTTATTAATACGTGCTTGTACAAACCGTGTGTGTTTGCAGGTTTCACGAGATCTATAACTAGGGCATGTGCAACTTAAACCATCGTCTCCTGTACAAACTTCAAAAATATTTGGAGCTGCTGCAGGGCTGAGAAACACCTGTATTAGGCGTGTATCTTCAGACACATTCGGTCTCCTCATTTACGTAGGTCCCCACGGTCTGATTTTAGTGGAATATTGCGGAAAGCTTCATGGGCAAAGCTAGCTGTAGCTTCCCCATACATATCCCCCCACTTAGCCAGCGGAATATTGGAAGTTACGATAGTAGGAAGTCCGTTAGAGAAACGAGTTCGTAAAATATGATGAAGCATGCTGCGATTCCAACCCGAAGTGGACACGTGTTCTTTACCAACATCATCGATAATTAAAATCTTTACGTTTCTAGAATCTTGATCTGATTCACCAAATAAACCTTGATAAAGGGTCTCACGCTCTTCTGTAGTGCCCTCCATAGTCTCGCCTTTAAGGTCAAGCAATGCTGCGTAGCTTATAAAGTAACAAGGGCGGTTATCGTTTAAAGTAAAAATATCTAAAGGCATGCTTCGCATCATTTCTTGAATAACAGCAACAGCAAAAGTTGTTTTACCCATACCGGGTTCACCGTAAAAAGCAAGGCCTTTTCCGCAAGTACCGTATTGACCTACAGCATCAATAACTTTTCCGTCAGCAACTTCACTAATCCAATCTTGAACAACTGCCATAACTGCTGAATTAATTTCCACGCAATCTGAAAGTTCCCAACCAATTAAATGTTTTGGAATACCGGCTGCACGCACCCAAGTATTTCGGCGAAGCTTTAAATCCCCTAGGTCAAACATTTGCGTTCTTCTCCCGAATTCTCTTAAGTTCCTTTTCCAACAATGCGTCAGCCTCTGCCTCTGCCAACGGGTCAGGCATTGCAAGCCTAGCGGTTGGAAGTAACCCTGGAAAACGTTTTACAAACATTCTCCAAAGCATGTCTGGATTACTGTAGTTCTGAATCTCAAGTTGTGCAAAAAATAGATCCATAACGGCAAGTTCGTCAATGCCGTTGGTTTGCTGGCGTTTACGAAGGTTGCCCATAGAAACAATAAATTCGCTTTGGGTTACCTGCCAAGGCTCAATGTGAATATGGCCGGACAAGCGCTCGGCGAACTCGTAGCAAATATCTGAAGGCGACCATTTCTCGTGAGGTTTTGCCAAACGTACGGCACGTCGGTTAACGGATTTCTTTTTACGCTTTTCCCGATAATCGTCATTTGCCTCAGAGCTCTGCGTGTCTTTAAACAATCCGTCCCAGCTCATACCCTTAACCTCCAGGTTTACGGTTTGGAAATTTTCATCCGAAATTTTTTCGGATAATTCTTTAGCTGAATTAGCTATAATAGAATTATTACTATTCTGCATAGACAGTGAATCATTGCGTACGCTTTGTACGCATACAGAATCTACATATCGAGGATTAGCAATCTTAGGAAAAATGTCTTCCCCAAGATCCGTTACATAGTTGCCCTTGATAAGTCGGTTATTAATTCTCATGGTTTTTAGCTCCAGCAAACCTGCGTCTCTGAGCTCTTTAAGTATTCGAACAGCCGGACGCTGGCCTATTTCTAAGCCGGTCATTAAATCTCGATAAGACGGGTTGAGGCCGTTTTTAATCGCTATAAAAGCGTATTTGGCCTCAAGACTTAAGTTCATTAGCCAAAACCTCCATAACCGCCTTGTAGATCTTTTTTCCCAGCTCATCCATATCCATGGAGGCGGGAGCGGAGTCTACACGAGGTTCTGAAACCGGCTCATGAGCCGTTTCTAGGGGGGTTTCTGCGGTTGCTTGGGTAGTTACGTCAGTTATGGGCATTCCGCCGTCCTCAAGGGGCAGCAGGCCCATACAAAGGTCATACGTGCGGATCCCGCCGGTCTCCAAAGTCATCCTGAGGCGAGACGCCTCTAGATCTTCAGAGTTCCATAGCAGGAAGGCTTGAGAGTCTTGATCCAACATACTCAGCGTGGTGCTGTAGATATCTTGGCCAGCCTCAGGGTTTACCAAGCTGGACTTGGTTATGGTGCCCATAAATACGTTGTCAGGGGCTACAACTACAGTGTTGACGTTAAACGTCTCAGAGACCCTATGCGCCCATATTTGACCCTGTGTTGGTCCTTGCTGAAATGGGAGCACCAACAAATAATCAACGCCGTTTGCATAGTAAAAATCAGTTAAAAGCGCTTCTACGTTAGTTTCGGTTGTTAGGCCGTTTCCTGCTACCACGATGTGTTTCATGGCAGACACCCTACACCCTGTTTATAGAACCCCTGGTTGCGCCACATAAAGGGCAAAGGAAGTACCCAGCATTACGTAGTCTGTAAGCTCGGCCAACACACGGGTCTCAGCTACAACACGGTTCTTGTAGTAGTGGCTTCGGCTAAAGCCCGTAGCGCCTTCCCATACAAGATCTGTAGATGTAGAGAAACCACCATTTCCGTCAAAGTAAGGTCCAACTGCATTAGCTTTTTCAAATACTATGGAGTCAAACCAAAGGCTTGAAGCATCACCTGCGGTGGTTGTTGGATTAGTCCAAGCAAAACCAGGTTTAGAAAAAGCTGCATTGGCTGGTGATAGAGCCGAGTACGAAAAGTTAGAAAAAGTTTTATCAGTAGATTGAATTAATTCAGCATCTTCTGACGTTACATTTATTGTTGCAAATGATGGAGCTGATGTTGCAACTTGAAAATATTCATAGGTTGCTGAAACGAGAGTGTAAACTCCATCCAAATTATTTTGGAAATTAACCAAACGAATTGTTGATCCAACGGTTAAATCATTTGGCACGTTGATAGTTAAAAGACCACCATCGCATTTATAAGAAATTGGAGTGTAGTACTCGGTCAAAGGTTCTACATCTTGATTACTAGTAGATATTAAAGTGTTTGATGAGTCATACCATTCCATAAATAAATAACCAGTTTTGTCTCCAGCAAAAGGACCAGAGTAAGCGGAACGAATATAATTAGAAAGTGAATAATAATATCCTGGCAAAATTGGTACAAAACTATCGTACTTAACTTTTGCCGTTGATGTTCCCGTGGCTGTTAACTTCAAAGAGTTGCTACTTAGGGTTGTGTAATTTTCGTGTTGAGTTGGATCTAATGAAAGAGTTCCACCTGAAGCTGCCCAAGGCGTGATTGTTCCATACTCAAAACTTGGGTTACTAATTTCATTTACACGGCTAGCTTTTAAAACAATATTTACGTTTCGTGAATCATCAAATACTGAAGCTGTCGACCCTTGTTCAAATTGAAATGCGTCAAAGTAATAGCTTTCATTTGGGCTCATGTTTTTAATAGTAAAAACTGGAACAGCAAAAAATGTTCCAATGGGAGAAGTTGCTGTGTGTGTTTGGCGCAACCAACTGTTACTGGTACTTAAGTTTGCTGAAGTTTCAGTGCTTGAAGATATTAAAACACCTTGCCTGTTATACCAATAAATTTTAAGACCGCAAGATCTAGCCACAGAATTTGTAGAGCTATAAATTGACCACGTGTATGGAAGGTTTTCTGAAACGGGGATACCCAAAGTCATTGGTGCTAAATCGCCACATCTAAACTCTTTACTTCCAGCAGCATTTGAGGTTATTTTCATTACCGCATTTACTCTATTTGGAGAAAGTATTGGCCTAGTTGATTCAGCATATGGAACAACGGTAGGAAGTTGTAAGTAATTATACTGCAACATTGACGGCGCAGTAATTGTTGTATCAGTACATTTCCAATTACCAAGAGATTCTTCAAAAGAAGAGTCATTGTATGTAAGAATTAAATTTTTACCAACAGTAATAATTGGTTCGTAACCGGTAAATGCTTTAATAAAATTAGATATACCTAATCTTGATCCTTTATATTTAGATATTTCGGTAGCATTTGTTAAAAGCGATCTTGATCTTTGAACACCTAATTGAGGTTCATATTTAAGACCAAATTGGTGCATCATTGTTGGAATTACCGAAGCATACGTTCTTTGAATATCATAAGAATATCTAACAAGTTGAGCGTAATTTTTAATTACATCTTCAGAAAAATCAAATATACTTAAAAATTGTTCGAGTTCTGGGTTAGTCGTACTTGAATCTGTTATAGACGCAAAATTTTCTGATTTAAAAATGGATGGTAGTGCATCATAAAAGCTGTATCCAGGAAAAGCTTCAACCGCTAATCCAAGAGCATGTCCAGCCAATGCCCAAGAATTGCTAGATGTTAAAACAAATAAGCTATAGTGATAGCTATATCCACTTTGTAAACCTGCGTTTTGAGGAGTCTGTCCTTTGTCAATGTATGAAGTTCTAGCAAAAGTTTTTGGGTCAGTAAAAAGCAAATCTCCGTCATCAATAGAGATTGGAAAACCAAAACGGTTTCGCACTAACTTTAAGGTTGTCCAAGAACCTGTAGGAACAACCCAATTTAAAGTTATTGTTTTATAGTCTGTAGATGCGGCCGTAAAAGGGGAGGCATCATTATCAATATATGAAGTTCCGGCAGCGCCGTATTTACCTATACCGTAATAATCTAACCCGTAACGTGCCATTTATCATGAACCCCAAATAGAAACAACTGTTAAGTTATTTGTATCCGGAACATTAAGTGCGCTTGCTGTAATTTTTCCAGTACCAGACACGCTTGCTAAAACGTTTCCAGTTGTATCTTTCCACTCCATTAAATTCACACCTTGGTTTACTGCACCTTGAACAGTTAAAGCCACGGTCGCACCCGATGCGTTAACAATTAATTCACCGCCCGTTCTGCGAATATATTGAGTATGGGAATCTGAAACAATTCCTTGTTCAATGTTTGCTAAACGATCATTAAGCGTTGTCCATTGGTTACTTGTTCTTACAAACGTTCCGGTAGACAAAGGTGATGTTGAAAGCGAAGGATTTAATCCAATAGCTCCTTGAATTGCCAATACTTCATTTTGTATTGTGTTTGGATCAGCTGCGTCAACTACATCAAACACATTTCGGTGTGTTGTGAAATTAACAAATGCTTGTGGATAACTAGCCATTTATTTCTCCTATCCGACAATTCCGCCGGTTACTGCTACGGTAACAGTCCCGGCTTGAGGAATTTCATTGAATGCAAATTGCAGATCAGTTACCCCTGTTTGGTTTACAGAATCAGCTCTTGCCAAAAGGCTTAACTGTGAGTAGTTAACCCCAGTTACTCCGGCAACTATTGACATAATGTCGTGTAATCCAATTCGATCTGCAAAACTTACGTTGTCAAAAGCCAACAATTCGTTAATAGCTTTAGTTACCCCAACTTGTACAGTTGACTGCTTATATTGTGGTAAAGCTGTTACTGTAATTTGTATATTTACCCCAACAAACGTTGGGGGTAAAAATGTAAGACTTACGCTTGGAGGAGCTTTATCAAGAAAAAAAGTGTTTAATTTTGCGGCAATTGTTTTAAAAATTGTACTTAGGTTTCCAGCGTTATCTACACCAGTATCTCCAAATGGAGCAATGTAAAGATTTACATTTGTAAAAACAGTTGCTTGAGCTGATGCTTTAGCAACACCTGTTACTTGGGTAGATAACGAAGCATAATCTTTAAGTGAAACAGCTCTACTTGCAGTAGATACGCTTAAAGGAGCATTTACACGGATAGAATCTGTTGTTTCAGCATCAGCTCCGCCAGATGCTGCACTTTGATTAAATACGGTTAATCCTGAATGTTGATTTGTAAGAATTGATGTAATTGTTCCGGCATTTACGTTTCCCGAAACCCCTCCACCAGTTCTATAAGTTGCATAAATAATTGCGTTTGATGGAGGAATTCTTCCGGCAACACCGTCTCCAAAAGTTACCGAGGTAATACCATCAGCATCTGTATTTGATGTAAATACGGGATCAGTTCCGGAAGATTCAATTAAATAAGTTACGTGGTTATAAGAAGTGCCATTAATAACTAAACCAATGCTGTCTTGAATTACTGGTTGTTGTGCTAATGTAAAATATTGATTTGCCGTCCCATCCGAAGCGGGTTGAAGTTGTTCAACAATAGTTTCGCCTTGAATAGCAGTTACTGTTGCTGTACCGGAAATTCCACCTACTTTTGCTGGAACTAAAGCATCGGAAGATGTTTCAAAAATAATTTGAACATTTTGAGCATTTACAACATTTGTTCCAGATACTTGGGTTCCGGCAGGAACTGTGATTACGCTAGTTGTTGAGTTTACAAACGTTAACGTTACGGAAGCTGGGGTTGTGTCTGTAGGAACATACCCAAGCATTTGAGCAATTTTTAATACGCTATCTCTTTGGCTTGCCGTAGAAAGAAAAGCTTCATTTGCTGCACGATCTACATAGTAATTAAGCATGTCACCCATATGGGCAAAAATTTCAAGAATAGCAATTCCAAGGTCTGCCGGATCACGGGTTGTCCATTCAGGGGCAAACAGCGGAATAAGGTTATAAAGGTCATCTCTAATAGATGCGTAATCACGAGATGTGTAATCTATTTGAGGAACATAATTGCTATCAGCCATGGTTTATCTCCTCAATAAGTGTTCCGCTACGGTTAAAGTCTCCCACCTTCACCGTAACTACATCTGTCTGATTATTTGGTAACTTGTATTCTACCGTTACATTAAGAACCGTGTCCCCTATGCTCGATTCAGAAGTTTTAACTTTTACATCTAAAAGCCTAAGATCTTGAAGCCATAAGTTGAAAGCAGCGGTTACTTCACGAACAGCTGCTTGAGATGCGTCTTTTTCATTTTCAAATAACAGCTCTCCAACCCTGCTTCCAAAAGTAGGTCTATTAACCCTTTCACCGGGGCGTGTTGCTATAACCGATAAAACTCGGTCTTGCCAAAGCTTATTTAGGTTAGAAGTTTCGGAAATACCTCCGGATTCAGAAAATCTAAATGGAAGCGAAAAACTTTTACTCATTAAAATACCCCTAACCAGACTGGAAAGTTTGGATCCCCGCCCTCAAACATGACCCAAACACCTTGACCCTCATTTGGAACCGCACGGTGATATGTATGTTCAGCTGCAGTATTTCCATCTTCAGATCCGTCTTTTTCAAGAGGATCCGTAGAAGGTTCGTGATCGTGATTTAGTTGAGTTCCGGCTTTTCCTGTGTGCGTGATGGTTTCTGGAAAGTTAACCGAATGGGTGTGGTTAGGCGATCCACCACTTCCGGTAACACCAGAAACGTTAAATGTGTGGTTGTTAAACAAAGCAGCTACCTCTGCTGCAAGATGTGGCAAATGATCTAAATGATTAGCGTTGTCTGTAACCGGAGTTACAGGCCAAGCCCAATCCGTAATTGCTTCCCCTAAAACTTGAGGTACCTGTAGCTTAATGCGGTTCTTTTTATCAGGATCAGCATTATCGGCCACAATGCCCCTATAGATTCCGCAAAAAGTGTGGTTAGTTGAGTGCACCTTTGCTCCTTAATCTATTTACAACAGCAGGTGATCTGCCAGGTGTTTTGGACACAGTTTTTAAATTTCCAGATGGACTTGCCCAAGTTTTTGCAACAACAACTTTGTTTGCCACTAAAGGTTTTTTTCTGTTATTAATTTTACCAAATCCAACTATACCTTTGTTTTTTGACCCAGTTTTAATTCCAGGTTTAAGTAAGTTTACTGCTTTTTTATTGGTTTGACGAACACCGGGAACAATTATTCTTTGTGGCGTATTTGAAGGTTCCGAGACGTAAGCTGACCCCGGAGAATTTGCAGCTCTTCCTAAAGAGTCGGTGCCTAAATGCAAAATAGTTGTGTAAACCTGAGTGCTATATGCTGTTGAAATTACCTTATGTTCAGTTTTTAAAACAGTCCAGTACCCATGGTAATCTTCATTTAAACCATCTAAAAACACGGGATGATCGGGCTCAATATGTGCGGTACCTAACACTTCAGCCGTTGCACGGTATGCAAATTTTGTTCTTTCATCTGCAGCTTGTGCTTCATATTTAGCTGTTTGAGGATCACTTGCTACAGCAATACTGTGAAAACGATCAAAATACTCTGGTTCAAATTTTTGTTTGGTGGAATTTGGTCTTTTTTGATTAGTTACTTGAATTAACTCTCCGCTTATTCTGTCAACGCCAGATATAGCTGTAGCAGCTTTGTGCTCACCTTCTTGATCCATGCTTTCACCAATATGAGGTTTAAAAGAATAAATAGTTGATCCCAATGGGTGGCTAGCGTCACGCAAAATAAATTTTTCAGCCGATTGTTTTAACTCATTAAATGCCGAAAGAACAGATTTAAAATGGATTTCAGAGTTAACCATTTTTAACGTGTATCCACATTGTTTAGCCAATTTATGCATTAACTCCACGTCTGACATACCAGCCTGAGAAACTTGCGGAAAAACTCTAGGGTGGGGCTCACAGTGGTACGCAAAGTTATTGCGTTTTGCAATTTCAGTAACAATTTGATCAGCCGTTTTATTTATATAAACTTGTTGAGATTGATTTTTTAACTGGTACGACGCACCTATTAAGTGCACTTCAGTAACGTGCTGTCCTGGGGTTATGTGAGGAGCAACGTGGTGAATATAGCCAACAAAATCTCTTGAAGTATAATCTCCAGACAAAGTAAATTTGACCGGGGTTCCAGGTCGAATATCGCTGTACTGCATATCCCAATCTCTGAACTTGGCTACAGCATATTCATGCTTGTACCGTTCTTGATGTAAATAAAGTTCGGCAATCATGGCAGGTTGTTTATCTGCATTTGGAAACTCTAATTGTAAGATATTAGGCATTTGGAATTCTCAAAATTGTTCCAGGAATAATTGATTTTGGATCAACTATTTCAGGGTTGGCGTCAAGTATTAGCCACCACCAGCCAGGTTGGCCATAAAAGTTATAAGCTACAGAATCAAGTCGATCGCCATCAACCCATACGTATTCTTTATAAGCAATAATTCCAGGTGTAGCCAAATCGTAAAAAACTACAGGATTTTCGTTACCATCTGGAACAACTGAAATAAAATCAACAACAGAGTATTCGTATCTAGAACCTTGATAAATTGTCATTTTAACTCCTAATGATTTCCTGCAGGGTTAGTTGACTCAAGAGTTTTATTTACAGCTAGTCCCGCAGATGCCATGGTATTAATAGATATTTGAACATCTGTTCGAATAGGTGTCATATCTTGACTAAATCCTGTGTGGTTAATAGATAAAGAGTTAATATATCCAACATAAGAAGCTGGTCCAATATCAATTCTGATCATTGTTACTTTTAAAAACCCAATGTCTGAAGATAGTCGACCACTAACATTGTGCCAACCTTCACCATTAACCATTTTATATATATATTCAAGGTCAGAAATTGTTCCAAGAGTTAAAAGGTCTTTAATCTTGGCAGCCATTTGCGTGGCCCCCTCTTGAGAAAAGTTTCCCGATTTTGTGTAAAACTGAGCTAGTTGTTCGTAATCTGCGTTTGTAGTTGCTGTATTTAAAAGATTTTTTGCACACATAAAATCGTTTGTTCTATCTAAACGAAGAGTAAATGAAATTGTAGCTCCGCTAGGAAATGCAGCAGCAACGGCTGATCCACGATCCGCAGGCGATGGAGTAACGTCAGTGTTTAATTGAACGTTTGTACTGTAATTATCCGGATTCCAAATAAATTGAAAACCAAATTTGTGTGCTTCTGGAGCATTTGCCCCTTGTTCAGTACTTGGGGTAGCAGAACTGCCTCTGAAGTCTTGATCTGCGGTTGCATACCAAAAGAAACGTCCACGTCGATAACGATCTAATTGAACCGAGTCTCCTTCGTTAATTATGTTTTCATTTGGAGCTACGTTGACCATGTCTCTTGCTTTTATAGGCGTGCTCCAAAGATGAGGGGGCAAATTCCATTTGTAGTCAGCACCTGGCTCGGCAGGTTTTTTGTGGATTTCTTTAACAAGTTTTGATGTTGGTTTTTTATGCGCTTTTGCGTATGCAACCGTTGCAGATTTTTTTCTAGCAGCAGCTTCTTTTTGTTTTTTTGCAGCAGCAGTTTGAGCAGCTGCGTTGTTTCTATTAGTAGATGCGGTAGCTAAAGCAGCTGTTCTAAATTTAACTCCACGATTATCTGTAAATACTAATCCGGCTATAGCTGGCATTAAAAGCTGACCGCCTTTTCTCTAATTTTATCTTGTTCTAATGAATGTTTTACGACTCTTGCGATCTCATTTGCATCATACTTTCCTTCAGGAAGGTTAATTGTCACATGAACACCGCCGTAATTAATACCGTGGGCTTCATGACCGCCACGGCCTTTATTCATAGGTTGAGTTGCTGAAACTAAGCCCTCTCCACCAGTTCCGCCTTTTCTAGGCATGATTGAACCGCTAAGATTTGTAATACCAGTAATATCACCGTGAATTGGGGAAGCAGAATCTCCACCAGCTGCAGCTCCTGCGCCTTTTAGGTAAATATCCGGATCAATTTTTTGACCGCTTTTGCGAACTTCAAAGTGAAGGTGAGGACCTGTTGAATTTCCGCTGTTTCCAGAGTATCCAACCAGATCGCCAGCTTTTACTTTAGTACCGCCTGAAACAGCCTTAGAAGTCATATGTCCGTAATAGGCCTCATAGCCATCGGCATCATTAATCATCACATAATTACCAAAACCACTTGAATCATAAGGGGTATCGCCAACAACGCCGTCAGTTACGGCATAAAGAGGTGTTCCTTCACCAACACCGTAGTCAATGCCACCGTGAGGTTTTCCATAAGAAGCGCTTTTACCGCTTGCCGTTTGTACAAATCTAACAATTCCAAAAGGAGAGGTAATTGGAGGATTTCCAGATAAAGGTTTTCCATAAGTTGTTGTTGGTTTAGTTAAATCGTCTTGCCCACCAGTACCGTAAGGCTTACCGGTTTTAGGATCAATCTTGTTTCCTTTTGAGTCATAGAAGAAATTACCAATTTTTTTAATTCCGGCTCTTAGGTCTTTTCCATGACGCATTGTTTCAGCAATCGTTCCAGCAGCTAACGCTGTTGTTAAAACAAGGCTAGCGCCCCCTGTAAATGGAGCCATAGCTGTACCAGCAGCTTCTTCAACAGCAACTTCACCAACGGCAAGGGCTTCTGGAGCAACTTCTTCCGCTAAGGTTACTCCTTCTTCAGCAACCGTTTCCGCTGCTCTAATTCCAGATTTACCCCATTTAAAAATGTTTTTACCAAAACCAAATGCTTTTTTAGCAAGGAACCCACCAGCATGTCCAAGCACTCCGCCAAGCAACCCCATAGCTCCAGCACCAGCACCATTACCGCCTGTTGCCATTGTGTCTAAGAAACCCTTACCTTCAAGGATCTTTTGCAAAGCTTTAGAGTGACCAATAAGATCAGAAAATCTGTTGTTAAGCTCAATAAGGGCTTTGTTAGCCTCTTCCATGCCCTTAAGTTCAAATGGGGCAGCTGCTCCAATAGCCTTTGATGCAGCAGCGTTTCTAGCACCAACACCGTTTTTACCGGAAAGCGCTTCTGTTGTTACGCCAATACCAATTAAGGATTCTTTGCTTAAATCTGATCCCGCAGCTTTTGCAAGCAAAGCGCTTACTACAGACGAACGAACTAGTGGGTCTGGCCCAAGATACTGATTAATAATTGAGTCTAAAGAGTTACCAGGTTGAAGCATGATTGCAAGGTCTTTTTTAGACAATGCTCTTGTGCCAGTTTTTTGGCTATTTATAATTTTCCAAAGCTGATCAGCAATATCTTTAAAGCTATTCATCATTCCGTCAGCACCACGAATATTGATACCAAACATTTTGGCCATATTTACGTTACGTGCTTGGTTCATGGAATTCATGACTTGCATACCGCCCTGAAGCCCAACTCCAGGAACAAGGTTAGAGATCATTGCAGCGCTTGAGCCTGCATTTTTATTAACACCCGGCATCAAGCCGTTCATTGTGCCGTTCATAGCAGCACGAGAGGCATCCATCGGATCTGTGGCTGTTCCAGCAGAAGCCATGCCGTTAATTATGTTATTAGCACCGCCATATCCGGCACCACTAAAGAAACCTACACGAGAAGCAGATGCATCTCGCTCCAATACTTGTTGCATTGTAGGCATTGCTTGCAACCCAAGACCAGCAACTTTTGCTCCACCGCTAAGAAGGCCTTTTGCAATTCCAGCCCAGTTAACCTTACTGCCACCAGTGCTACCAGAACCGTCACCGGTCCCATCTGTGGTGCTAGCGTCTTTTGTTCCAGAAGAACCGCCCATAGAACCGCTAAGAAGGTTATTACCCCCACCAGGTTTTGAGCTCCCAAGGTTTTTAGCAATAGCATCAGAAAGGTCTTTAGTTTTCTGTAGCTCTTGGTTTAAAGTTTTAAAAGCAGAAGTAAGGTCGGCAACAAGCTCGGACTTGCGGTTAAATAAACCGCCCGAGCCACCGATGCCCATTGACGTGCCGGGATCTTGCGCCACAGCTAACTCCTACTTCTTCCAGCTGCACGCTGGATCCAATTTTTGCGCTCTCTAAAAGATAACGAGCGGATATCGCTCAGAGTCCATCCTTCAAATGCACGAGTTAGTATTTCAAATTGGTCCAGTAAGTTTACGTAATCTTCGGGTCTATACTCGAAACAACGAAGCTAGAGTCAGTGGCATAGGAAATTCCTCACCACATGCCTCGCAGCTCTTCTTCACCTCCCCAAGGCGTGGGCCTGGGTTACGGGTCAAGATTTCGTCTACAAGTAGTTCACGATCTTTCCAGCTTAATTTAAGTACAGTAGATGCTCCCATAGAAGGGTTTCCATTTACAGACTCAACGCAGCCAGACAATAAAATTGTATTCATTTCTGAAGCCGTTTTTTCAGAATTTTCAAGCAACCTTCTTTGAGTTAAACCTGTTGGAAGATTTACTACTACAGGTCCAAGCTTAGATTCATAAATAAATTGTCGATCCGAAATCGGGTCTTCAAGAGATTTAACCGGGATATCTTCTGACAAATTAACTGTAATTGGTCGTTGTTCGCCACAATGTGGGCATGTAGCTGTAAATTCAATATTTGGACCAAAGGTTGCTTTTCTTACTCCGATTAAGATTGCGTCACGGTCTCCAGAAAGCAAAGTATCAAGATCTTCTTTTGAAGTTGTATCCATACCTAGGTTTACAAGACCACGTTGAAGCATGATGTTTAGTGCACGGCCAGTGCTTCCAGCTCTAGCAATTGTCTCTTCATCAGTTCCGTTTAGTTCACGAACTTCAGCATATTTAACTAAGGCTCCCTCCCGGTTGATAAATCCGCCGGGAAGGATGACCTCAGTATCTGAAGGAGCTTGGGTTTTTACTTCAACTTTAGGCTCTTCAGCAAATGCTTGTGCAGCTTGTGCTATGAGTCGTGGATCGGTGAGATTAGTCTCTGTCACGTTTTATGCTCCTTGTTTGTGTTGGTTAAGCTACAGCAATTGGGTTGAAGTTTTCATCTGTATAAAATACAGACAAACCTTCATGTACAAGACCAATGGTTTCAACCATAATGTTGTTTCCGCCCGCATCTAGGTCTGAATAGTTCAGAGTAGAAATCCAAGCATTGTGGATGTGGAAACCCATTTTTGGCTTGTTAGCACCTTGAGTTGCTGTTGCGCTTGTGGCAGCTCCAGCATTTGGGTGATCCAAGATGTAAACTTTAACATCACAACGGAAATCGTTGCTTCCAAGGGCAATACCGTCTCCAGCTGCTGCAGCAAAAAGCTGACGCATCCAGTAGATAGCCTGGTCATTGCCATAGATAACTCCACGGTTTAATGAAACCGGGTTAAATGTAGTCATGCCAGGGATCTGGTGGATAGTGGTATTGAATCCACCTTCACGGTAAGCAATTGACTGGGTATTGATACCCAAACCAGTGATATTTACAAAGCCACCGCTAAAGCTGGTGATCTTTGGAGCAATCTTGCTTCCTTGTTGTGGTGGTAGGAATTCTGCGTAGAACCGAAACGAGCGTAATGGATCTGTTGCTACGCTTGAAAAGCGATTAAGTACTGATTCTGCCATTTTTTATTTCTCCTTTACGCCGAAGTAACGGTGGATCCACCGTCATACTGGCTGATCTTGATTACTACGAATTCAGCTGGACGCTGAAGTGATACGCCAACTTGAATGTTAACAATTCCGTTGTCAATACCGCTTTGTGGGTTTAGCTCACCATCGCACTTTACAAAGAAAGCTTGAGCAGGAGTTGTTCCACGAAGACCGCCTTGACGCCAGAAATCATTAAGAAAACCTTGTGCAGTTGCGGTCATCTTGCGCCACAACTTTTCGTCATTTGGCTCAAATACCGCAAACTGAGTAAGCTCTTTAAGTGACTTCTCTAAATAAATAAGCGTACGACGAACAGGTACGTATTTATCTACATAACCAGCTTTAAGAGTACGAGAACCCATAACAACAATTCCGGAACCGGGAACATAACGAATAGCATTTACCGCAGGGCTTGAGCTATTAAGAGTGTCTAGATCAGCATTAGAAATTGCAGGAACCGATACTGCACCGGCAACTCTTGTTGTTAAACCAGCTGGTGCTTTAAATACTCCACGAGATGCATCAGTGCTCATCATGATTCCAACAATTGCTCCACCAGGGTTTGCCTGAACGGTTGCAGTAGATACCGTGCTTGTTGGATTCTTGATGGTCAATTGTGGGTAATAAACAGCGCCATAAGACGTTGAGGTATAGCCCTGAGCACGAGTGATTTGGTTAGAAACGCTACCAGAAAGTGCGTCTACAACAACAAACACATCCTGACGGTTTTGAGCATAGCTCAAAATAACGTTTGCAGATGCTGTGTCTGTAACACCCGGGGCGTTAAGAACCAGTGAGTTATTGACCAAGTCAAACGAAGTTACAGCAGCTGCAATATCTGAATTTGCTGGAACTGATGCTCCGTCAGATCCTGAAACTAAATACTGTGTTGTAGCTACAACCGGTAGGTCTGTAATGCCTGTTGAAGTTGCTCCCAAGTCTGTTGCTGTAATGAACTTAGACTGACTGTTAATAACGCCAGGAAGGTAGCGAACGTCGGTAGCTCCCAGTGTAAGGTCAGTAAATTTTTCAACAATATAATCAGCCGTAGTTCCACCGTAATAAATGGTAAGGTCAACAGAAGTTAACGAGTTGTTGTTAGAAATAGTTACAGCAATTTGATTTCCCCACGCCCCCGGATTTGCGGCATTTAATTGAAGGGTAGGTTGAGGGCTTACTTCACGATCATTAAAAGAACGAGAAGCTGTTGCAGATGTTTGGTTAACTACACGCTGTACGTAAGTTTGGCTTCCACCATTTGAAAAGAATAGAAGAACTGCAGTATGCAATGTGCTATTTACAGTCCATCCGCCATACAAGCTGATGTAGTTGCTCCACGAAGTAACTAAAGTTGGTGTTGTTGGACCACGGTCTGCATAACCAATGAAGGCAGCCACAGACTGTGAGTTAGGCCCAGCAACGGGAGCAATAGCGTTGAGTGATTCCTCAACGTATACTCCAGGCCGTAGATAAGTGGCCATAATTTAATCTCCTTTGTTTTAGTTTGGTTTTAGCTTGAGACCGGTGTGTAATCCTTTGGGATATTTATATTAAGACGAGTATTAACGGTTTGAACTGCTTTTACGCCAGTAAGTGCTTGAGCGGGAGTCATCTCGCTAAGTACTCTGACGCTGAAGACATTGCGAAGCAAACGCCTTCCATCCTCAATGGTATCCCTTTTAACGAATCCCTCGAGAAACATGTGTCGAGCTACGACCTTACCGCTGCCGTTAGCGTCTGGGACAACTAGGTGTCCGTATTTTCCTGGTAGCTTTTGATTTAACATTTGGTACATAATTGCACGATCGTGTCGTGGGTTACGTGAGTAGCTTGTTACTTGATACATAAGATCCCAAACAATTGGGGCATAGTAATCATAAGTTAAACCTTCTTGAGGAAGCACTGTTCCACGATTGGTGTTATCTGTCCAAAATCCAGAGCTTTGACGATCGTTAGCTGCTTGAATGTCATACAGTTCAATAACCAAATATGGGTATTCTTGCTGACGAATTTCAACATCTGGGTAGCCAAACCAGACTTTAACTGGGCGAGATGTTTGGTTTAGATCGTTAACAATCATTCCTTTAAGAAGATTTTTTAATGCGTTATCTTCTTGAAAAATAAACGCTTCTTCCAGATTAGGCATTTGACTCATGGCAAAATTCCCTCAGCAAACAAAAAATCAAGTGCCTCGGATTGTATAGCTTCCGATATTACTTTTGCAGAACTTTCAATAAAAGGACGAATTACAGCACTTGGTGACTGATTGACTGATCCGTATTCTGTGTCAAAAATTCCGTCTTCGTGTTCTTCAAAATAAACAATATTAATTTTGCCTTTACTGGCTTGAACTTCCATAGGATGTTCCCACTCAGCAACAGCTATATCGTGTTGTAGGGTGTCATCTAAAGCTGGCGCAAGGCGCTTAGCTAGGGGAGTGGCTCTTTTAGAAAAATCGCTCACTTCTTTTTCTTCTTACCCTTATATAACAAATAGCCTGCAACGATTCCTGCGTACCCTAATGCTGTTCTTTCTGCGTCTGGCGCATGATCCGTGATACCACGGAGGAAGTCAGCTGGCTGAGCTTTATCTAGCCAAGGCTTATCAGACATCGCAAAATCTCCTATCGGAGTAGCAGAACTACTAGCAAGGGTAAGTCAGTTCCCCGCATGGGAACTTCTATAAGTATAAAGAAAAAGCCCTTCTAAAGAAGGGCTAATTCATTAAACGTAGTTACTTCTTTTTGATCTTCTTAGCTAAAGCTGCATCTTTCTTAGCGTCTGTAGCCTTAGACATTGGCTTCTTGTCCATCTTTTCATCAGCTTTTTTGAAAGCCGATTTCTGCTTATTGGACATGCCTGCCATAAATTTCTTGTCTGACTTGGCATCTGCTTTCTTAGACATTGGGCCCTTTTTACCGCATCCACATGTTGCACACATAGTTACATACCCTTCTTACGATTCATGGCTGGCTTAACCGCCTTACCCTTAGTTGCTGGCTTCTTTCCACGCAAAAGGGGGAAATCCTTAGCGTCAATTTTGCCATTTTTATTAGCATCAAGCTTTTTTTGATTACCCTTAAGCATTATTTGCCTTTCTTAACACGAGCAGCTTTGCAAGTTGCACAAGTGCATTTGCAACCTTTAGCTGGCTTACCTGGCTTGCAGCCACATCCGCATTTAGCGCACATTATTCTGCATCCTCTTCTTCAGTGTCTTCAGGCTCATCGTCTGACTCTTCATCAGCCTCTTCAGGTTCTTCGGCGATTAATTCACCGGTTTCCCAATCAATTCCAGCATCTGGAGCTGCAGCTTTTCCAGCTTCGATTGAGTCTGCAACTTCTGCTGCAAGAACTTCTGCAGCAGCTAGCTGATCTACACGAGCAGCTTCAAGCTCAGCATCTGGACCGGAGGTCACATCAACGTGTGCCTGAGCATCATCAGTATGAGCTGTTGTTTCTCCCTCAACAGGGAGTTCGACCGTTGGGTCTACAGGCGCTTCAACAGCGTCTGTTACGGCAGTTGTATCTTCTGTCATTTATTCTTCTTTCGTTTAGGGCGCTGATCCGCTGCCTTTATTTTAGCAGGAAGCTTCTTTCCCTCAGGGGTGTGCTCCTGCCATTTTTCTCCTACTGTTGCGGTTCTATGATTGGATATGCGGGGTCAATTGTCCCTACATGTGGATTTAAAGTGCGAGATGGTATTGCTGGAGCGTCAAATCTACCAGCCCATCTTTGAAAGTCTGGGTCGTTGATAAGTTCATCATTCATTACTTCGATGGCGTCAACAACTACCAATGAAAATCTATTTTTTACAATTCCTCTTTGCTGAACCTTCATAGGTCTAAAGATTTCACCAAGCCATAAAATGCGACCACGGTTTTGAAGATCTGGATTACCTATAACACCAGGAACAACCTTTTCAATTTCTTCGGCATTAATAGTTAAATGTAAAGTATCGCCATTGTAATAACCACGCTCATCTAATGGAACTGAGCCCTGGTCGAGAACAGCACGAAGGACGGGAAGTTCGTATGGGCCACGATATTTACGGCCACCGAGGTCTGAGCCTACGTCATAGACGGGGTCTACAACAGTATTGACAGGATCATATATCCACCACAGGACAGAGCTTCCAGCAGGGCTCTGAAGGTCTGCATTAGCCCCTTCTAGAAGAGAGTCGACTTCAAAGTCGGAGTCAAAACGACCACCGGGATTAAACGCTCTCATTGGTCTCCTAAAGGCTGTAGAACACCATATTACGCTGTAATCGCTCGTCTGTCGGGCTCAGCTCTACAGCCTTCTGGCCGTACTCTAGAGCTGATTTATTGTCCCCCAAATTGTGGCTAGCAAGTGCTGCTAGATCATATGGCTCTGATCCCCAGGCGTATGGTTCATTAAAATATTCCATATTCTTTTCTTTAATTTGCAACGCCATTTTTGCCCACAACAAACAATTTTCCCAATCAACTTTTTGATAATAGTATCTGGCTTTAAGCACGTATGGCTCTCTGCGATCTGGGCATTCAATAATTGATTTATCAAACCATTCAATAGCGTTCTCTGTATCCATCTGTCCCAGATAGTTCATAGCCCCAGCACGTTCTGGCTTCCACCAAGCTGAAGGCAAAGATAAGTGGCGCTTAAACTCAGCAATTGATTCAGCCCACATTCCATGAAAGTAAAGCTCTCTGGCATAGTAGAAAGCATTACGATCGCTAGCTGGGTCTTCCTCTGTAGCCATCTTAAGCAGTGGCAAGTATTGTCCTCTGGACTTTGTTTGATCTGGGTGATGCTCAATCCTAAACCCTGTAAAGTACTGCGCCTTCTCTGGGATGCCGTAAGGCACGGGTAGTTCGTGGATTGGATAGCGCCAACGCCAGCCTTGGCGTGAGTGAATTCTAAAACCAGCAAACTCCATGCCCGGCTCACCTTCGGAAGTCCATGAAGTAATAAAGCGGTAAGTAGGTCTATTAATTCCTTGTGCTAGCGCTTTCTCTAGCTCTCCTCGCAGATCACCAACAATAGTCTCATCTAGATCTAAGGCTATACAGTAATCAATATCTTCCGGCAATAACGCCAAGCTGGCGTTGCGAGCATCGTCAAAACGCCAAGGTTTGACGCTAATTGTGTGGCACACAATTCCAAGCTCCTTAGCCACGGCCACAGTATTATCGGTAGAGCCGGTATCGGCTATGAGCAGGTAGTCAGCGTCTTTAGCTGATTCCGCCCAACGTTTGACAAAATGCTCTTCATTTTTGGCAATGGCATATACGGCAATTTTCATATACGGAGTATAAAGCAAAAACCCCACCAGTCTCGAAAGACGGTGGGGAATTACTTTTGATAAAACCTATAGGCCAGAAAGACCTGTCATGATCTGACGACCATAGATAGTTGTACCAGCATCTGGTGTGTAGAACTGGTAGATGCTACGGCCAGCTAATGCTTGAGTTGGTGCAGTTCCGCTAGGCCAGTTGATTGAGCCACCAAATGTCATAACAGCACGTGAGGCGTAAGCGGTGCTTACCGTGTAGCTAGAAGCTAAAGAGCTGTTAAGCAAATAAAGGTTCGAAGAACCAGTTACCGGTGTTGTATTAACTAGCAATGAGTTGCTAGATCCTAGAGGGATAGCGGTACCGTTGGTAGAAACAACAGGGGCTGTAAGGAATGGTAGGTAAGAGCCTGAATACAAGGTTTGACCTGTACCAAAGTTAAATACCAAAGGTTGGTTAGATAGCAATGGGCTTGGAAGAGCTGTTGCAAGTGTTAGTACGCCTGTAACTGTGTTGATACCTGTAACAGTCTGCAGAGAAGGGGCTGATACTGAGTTAGAAGGGTTTACAGTACCTTCTACTGTGAAGTTATAGACACCGCCGGTGTTGTTGTACACAAGAGCAAGTGCAGCTGCAAAAGGTTGAGAAACTGTAATAGATGTACCAGAACCGCTGTATGTTCCAGGTGCTCCCACGATAGATGGTGCAACCGTAAGAGTCTGGGTTGTGTAAGGATTCAAAACCTCAGCGTAAAACATGTTGCCCTGGCTAGACAATAAGCTTGATGCGCTTACTGTAAGTGTGGTGTCATTTTGAAGAGTGATCTTTGTATAACCGCTGCCTACAGTTTGAGCTCCAACAGTGTTTGCCTGAGGAGATGTAAGAGTTGTTGCACCAGAAACTGTTGTGCTTAGAACTTTACCGTAGTAAGTGGTTCCAGCATTGATGTACATGGTGTTATTTTTTTTCGTAACTTCTGGGTAAGTTGTAATAGCCATTAGTTTTGCACCAAAGCCCTTCCTTTAACATTGATTCCGTCTAGTGTGTAGAACTGGAATACGTTGTAGTTATTAGACCAGGTAGGCGCTCCGCCATCCCAAGTTACGGTGCCTGTTCCTCCGCCAAAAGCGTTAGATACAGAAAAAGTTAACTGTTGAGCAGCTGTATATGTTCCAAAGATTAAAGAGTTGGGAATGAACTCTACAAGCCACATGTTTGCCGATCCAGCTGATGTCTGACCGTTTGGATATGTAACGGGGCCTGAATAACTCGTTACCAAATTAAACTGGCAAGCAATTGCGGTTGTTGGGTTAGAAATTTTAATTACAGGATAAAGAACTGGATCAACTGTTTGGTTGCCTGATGGCGCTGCAATAGCAAGTTTTAGAGAATTTGAGCTTGCGTTTGTGTAAGCAAGTGTTGCCGGATTTAGTAAATCCGGAAAAGATGTTAGTGGCACGATTCTCCTTAAGAAGCTAGGTTAGAGTAGGCAACCGCTCCGTTAATTGTTGTACCGTCAAAGCTGGTAAACATTAATGTAGTTTTGCCTGTGGATGTTGATACTAAAGTAGGGGTCGTTCCACCGCTCCAAGTAATATTGTTAAAAGTTACCTTGTAGGTAGTTCCTTGGTTAACTTCAACATACCAAACTGTTGGCTGATATGCAGTAGCACCGTAAACATCTGTAAATGATCCAGGAATTCCTGTAAATGAAACAACTACGTTGTTTGAAGTGTTTCCAATTCGGCTAAACATTCCGTCTGTTGGATTAATTGTAAGGGTTGGTGGTGCAGCATTAAATGTCTGAACACGTGAATTATAGGCAGCATGAGTAAAAAGATCATTAGATTGTTCTAAAATCTGAGGATACGAGGTAACTGCCATTTTGTTTTATCCTTTAAATTACTTAGGCGACTTTTTAGTTTCTTTAGCTGATGCCTTTACTGGCGTCTCAACTTCCTTAATTTCTGTTTCTTTAAAACCCGTTCCATGCCAAAGATCTGCAACGGCGCCAACATTTGGAACAAACACGTCACCTTTTAAGGCCCAGCCTGTTGAAGGCTGGACCTCAAGGTGATCAATGCTTACTGCATCATGGAGTACTGCATACGGACCTAGATCCGCCTCAGAGTCTGCAATAACAATCTGCTCAACAATCTTTGAGCTGTTAATTAGTGCAAATTTAGCCATGTGTCATATTCCTTTTTAGAATGTTGCCTTATCGAACCAACGAACTACTGCGTAACCGTCTGCACCGTTACCGCCGTTGGAAATGTAAGGGAAGTAGTTTACCTGAGCAAAGTCTACGTCAACTTGGTCGCCAGCATCAAAGTACAAGCACTCCCATGTTACGTCGAAGTAAGCTGCGTTTACAGGAGACTGCAGTGTCTGCCATGCACCTGTTGTAGAACCTGTTGGTCCAAGGTAAGTTACTGTAGCAGTTGCTGAGAAGACGATATCGTAAGCTGGACGATCCTCACGGATGATCTGCATATCGTGAGTCTTCCAACGAACTGTTGGACGTACACGCTTTGGTAGACCTGGGAACTGTGTTGAAGTCACACCTGCTGGAGCAGTTGTAAGACGAGCAGCCACGTTTGTGAAGTCAAGCGATGTGCGTGGAAGGATTGGGAAGGCTGAGACACCTGTCTGTACCTTTGCGTTACCGACATCCTGGATAGTGATAGCCAGGTAGTTGGTTGCAATAACTGCAGATGTTGCAATGATTGCAGTTGTGCAGTTAAACGCTGGGTTCCAGAGGTACTGGTTAGCGTTAGCTGTATCGTAAATAAGAGCAGCTGAAGCTAGGTGAGCAGCACCAAGTGTAGGAGCGTTGTTCTGGTTAGAAGCACCACCGCCACCACCTGAACCGGTGTTAGCAACAGCGTCAATACCACGAGCGTAGTAGTTATTAAGACCTGTGTTAGATACGAGCCAGTTACCGCCACCCTTACCACCGCCGGCGTTTCCACGACCAGGCATGTTAGAGTTTTGAGTAGCTGCTGTAGTCCAACCAGCTCCACCGCCACCACCGGCAATTGAGATTCCAAGAGGTGAACCTGAGTTCAAACCTGAAAGAACTGTACCGAGGCCACCGTCTCCGCCGTATGCTGGAATAGAGTTAGAAGTGATGTTACCTGAGTGGTAAACAGACATTCCGCCAAGGTGCCCACGAAGTGGGAAGGTCTGCAGTGCAGATCCACCTGAAGAGTTGAAACCAGCTGCATAGTTGAATGATGTAGAACCAGTTGTTGCTGGTGCGTACATCAATGCGTTACCGCCGGCCTGAGTTGATCCAGCACCACCACCTGCAAGAGTTGGCTGTGTGTAAGAACCGTTAGCGGCGTGACCGCCGTTATTAGCTCCTTCAAGACCATACTGCCACATTGGGAAAGCAGAGTTATAAGTACCTCCACCACCGCCACCTTCAGCAGTTACTGTTGCACCGATAACCACCTGAGAGTTACCGTATTCACCAGCGAAGGTATAGGTACCATCGTTTGCACGGTGGAAGATTGTTGCTGTAAGAGCAGCTTCCAACTGAGGTGCGAAGAGTAGGTATTCAATGGCTGATGTTGCCTGAGCTGCTTGATAAGCAGTGAAACCTAGACGAACATAAGCAGTACCTGCTGGAGCTGTTACACCAACACCTAGACGAACTGGGTGAGTTACTGCAGCTATAGAGTTTGTCTGTGTAGCTGTTGCTACTCCAGTTACTGGTAGCGCATACTGTGTACCTGCGGTACGGCTTAGTGAGTTGTAATCTGCGTCAAAGAATTCAAGATAAGCAGATACTGGACGGTAAGCTGTAGCTGTACCGTTAGCAAGAGCATAGAATGAACCGTAGTAGTTAGTTCCTGCTGTTGCACGAGTAAAGCGGTGAGCTGCTTCAACGTTACCTGTTGAGGTTGAGTTTGAAGTCATCAACGCTGCGATTTCATTGTTATAAAGTGGTGGTAACCATGATGTTGTGTTTGAACCAGCTTCAAGCTGAATGTTATCTACGAAGATGTTAGAAGAAGCTTGCTCGAATACAATTACTGGGTATACGAACTGTGGTGTTGAACCATAACCGTATGTACCGTTAGCAGTACCGCCGATATTACCGGTAGCAAATGCTGGTGTAGTAAATGTTGCTGAGATACGGCGCCATCCAGTTTGACCAACAGTTACGTTAGATCCGAGGATCTGAACACCTGAAGGGTTTGTGAATGTAAGAGTTGTTGAGCTCAATACTGCGTTTGTAGCAAGTGATATACCTACGCTTGTACCTGAGATGGTTGTAATAACGGTGTTTGTTTGGATACCAGAACCAGTAATTGACATACCAGTCAAAAGGTTAGCTGAGTTATCCACAGTAATTGTTGTAGCACCATTAGATGCTGTTGCATTAGCTGTAACAGAACCGCCGTAACCTGGGAGAACAGCAGGTGTTGCCTGACGAACAAAGAATCCGTTAGTTGTACCAGCATCGATTGAAGATGTTGTACCTGAGTTTGTTCCACCAAGGTAGTTCTGGTTGTTTTGTGCCATGTAAGAAGCACCAACAGAACGTAGCTGGAAGAGGATTGGTGTAGCTGTAGAAATGTTAACGTTTGAAGATACATAAGCTGACATTGTGTATGTCTGGCCTGGCATGTAAGGAATAGCCTGGTATCCGGAAGATACTGTAGTACCTGTTACGTTAGTTGTGTTGGCGGTTGTTGAAAGCTGGATCCATGAAGGAGCAGCAGCTGACACACCAGAGCCGGTCTGGCAAAGAAGTGCATACTGACCAACAGTTGCTTCATATGAGAAGTTAACAGTACCTGAAGTAATAGCACCTGTTGTAGCTGAGCTAAGGCTGATTACTAAACCAGTTACCGCAAGAACTGTTGTACCAGATGCGATGTTTGTACCAGATACATACATACCATTAACGATGTTTGTTGCATCAGTTACTGTAAGTGTTGTAGCACCGTTAAGCGCTGTGCCAGTCTTTACAATTGGCGCAACCATTTCAGCAAGCTTGCCCGGAAGACCAGCGTTAGTGATAGAAAGCGTTGCAAACGCAGTACCGTATTGGCGAATGTAGTTTGAAGAAACAAGTGTTGGATCTTCAAGCTGTGACAAACGAGGTGCAATAAGGTTGTTTGAAAGGTTTGTTTGATAAGGAGATGCTGGCAAACCAACAGCCTGTGTATTAGCAGTTACTGTTGATGAAGATACAGCATTGTATACAACGTTAGCCTGTGAAAATAGCGTATCGTTGATATCAAATGTAACCATACCATTAACAGTGTTGTTCAAAGACTGGTTAATAGTAAGAATGTTACCCGAGATAGCTGTGATATATGTACCAGCTTGAATACCCGTGATAGCCTGAACAGCCATACCAATTGCAAGACCGTTAGCATTAGGGAACACTGTAAGAGTTGAGTTAGTGTTAACACCGGTTACCTGACGGTAAATAAGGTTCTGATCCCAAGCAACTGCGCCGTATTCAAAGAAAGCGTTAGTAAGAAGGTTAGCTAATGTGATCGCACCAAATGTTGAGGCACCACCATTAGATCCTGGAAGAGTGTTAACAACGTCAGTTGCTGAAACCTGAGCACCTTGTCCACCCTGACCGCCAGCACCAACTGTGATCTGGTAAGTAGTTCCTGGTGTAACGTTAATGTTCTTAACGACTACAGCACCAGCACCACCACCGCCACCAGCGACGTCACGAGATCCGCCACCGCCACCGCCACCAGCACCAACAAGAATTACTTGTGCGCTAGCAACACCGGTTGGAACAGTCCAGGTACCGCTAGCAGTAAATGCCTGCTCATTTACGTAGACTCGAGACGAGTTATCGTTCGGAAATACTACGAAATCTTTATATGAGGAAATTGCCATTTATATATACCTGTCCTTTATTGGTTAGGAGACGAGAACGCCGGATACGATGAAGTCAACCGCTGCTGCAGCATCTGCAACGATGGTTAATGTTTCTGTAGCGTTAAGTACAGAACGGGCATCGAAGTTGACTGTTCCGTTACCAGGAACCTGAAGTGATGTACAGAATGAATAACCAGCAAATGTGATAGTCACATAGCGAGTATTTGCCGTCTTGTTAGACAGAATGATATTTGTAACAATTGCGGTTGTGCTACCGGCAACTGTATAAGGTGAAGCGTCTGATGTACCGGCTGTGCCGATACGTAAGCGAGATACTGTAGTTGCCATTATGCTAGAACTCCCATGTAGGCGTAGAGGGTTAGGTTAGATGCTGTTGAATTTACGGCAGCCACCTGAGTGGTTCCAGCCGAGTTTACTGCTGCTACTTGTGTAGTACCAGCAGAGTTGACTAGACCAAGTTGAGTTGTTCCAGTCGAAGTGATTGAAGAAACCTGGGCAGCAGCTGCAGCAACAACGTCGTTGACGCCAAGCATTGTTCCCAAGGTTGACAGTGCATTTGCGTAATATGCATAGTCTTGAGATGTATATGTTCCACCGGTGAGGCTAGTGGTCATATCGGTTGTCAACTGAGTGATTTGAGTACTCAGCGAGGCGTATGATGGCATTGCTTCCTACCTTTCGAGGTTGTTACAAGTGTAGCCTTTAGGCCACAGTTTTGGTTATTAAGCTTGAGCTTCTGTCCACGAAATACGTGATGAGATCTGCGATGCAGCTACACCAATGTTGGTAGCTACAATCGCTAGAAGGTCAGGACCAGCTGGGAAACCTGGCGTAGCAACGCTACCGTTTCCAGACTGCTGGGAATTACCCATATCCTTGATACCCGATAGATCATATACAGAAGAGTTGTAGTTTGAAGCACCGCCACCGTTTTCGGTGAAGAAGGAGAAGATTGAATCTCCACCTTGTAGATAACCGGAAGCTGGTTGAACGGTTCCTTGTCCTGGGCCAGAGTTATCTAAATATATAACTTGAGCGAGGGATGAGTTACCAATTGGGTCACGTTGCCAGTCATTTGGAATACCTACGTAACCGGACTGTGGAACAAGGGTAATTGTTGTTGGAGCAGTTCCTGATACAGCAGCTGACATAACAATTTGAGCGCCATTAACTGCTGTGATAATAGTTCCAGCAGGAATGTTTGTACCAGTAACACCCATACCGGCTGTAATACCTGTCATACCTGAGGTATTAGCTGAACCAGTATCCTTGATGGTAATTGTGTTTGAGCCGTTTGTAGCTGTGATATTGCTACGAGTAACGTTCAAAGCTGTGTTTAAATAGTTAGAGTAATAAACGTATGCTGGGTTTAGAACTACGTCAATACGAAAAGCTCCGTTAGTTTGAATACCAATTGCTTTCATGTTCATAGCCATGCGGTTAATAACGTCACGTTGCCCAAAGTTTTTAGCAACTGCATTATCTACAGAAGGAGCTAAACGAAGTAGCATTAATGGGCGAGCAACACCAGCTTCAACTGTTGAGTACTTTGTCATACCTCCAGTAAAGATAGGTAGCAAGTCAGCGTTGTACCCACCGTCTTCAATAACAGACGATCCCCAGTGCTGAACAATCGGAGAACATTGCATCAAGATTTGCTGGATACCTACCTGAGCAGATCCTCCTGAGCCTGAAATTGTAGAATCTGGTGTAAATGTCACAGGGACTGATCCACCAGCAAGTGTTTGGAATCCCGTTGGGAACCAAAGATTTGTGGTTTGACGACGCTGAATGGTTAGTGGATATGCCTTCATAGTTGAGTTATAGGCACCGATGTTAGAGTATGTAAGGAGCTCAGTGTTAACGTCATCCTTCATCCACAATACGCCCTGTGCTGGCCAGTCATGTACGTTTTCAACCCACATATTTGTATCGTTAGGTCCAAGCACGGATCCACGAACAGCTGTTGAACCACCAATTAAACGGGTGTTGTAGTTGTAGCTAGGTTCTGTAGAAACTTCATAACGAGCAGGCAAGTTACCAGAGCGCTGGTAAGCAACTGCATTATTGTTGTTATTTGAAACACGGTGTAGCCAAGCAATCTTTCCGCTGTGGGTACGAAGTCCCCAACGAATTGTTCCTGCTCCGTACCAGGTGTAGTCAATGTAAAGCATCTGCATTTTTGTTGTATCAACTATGTAACCTGTTGGACCGGTTCCGTCTACGTTATCCCAATTCCATTGGTCATTTCCATAACGTTCAACCTGAACGATTGCTCCACGAATACCTGTAACGGATGGTCCACGGTAAGCCGGTGAAACGTTTACAGATGTATCTGATGAGATAGAGATGATCTTATAAGTAGATCCACGAAGAACAATTTCTTGGTTAACAAGTAGCTGACGACGGAACTGAGTTCCAATGCCAGTAATAATGTTAGAACCAAAATTTGCATTTAGGCGACCTTGGACAAGTTTTTCTGCGTGCTTGCGAACAGCGTAAAGTTCTTGACCGTCGTACTCAAAATAAAAACCGTTTTGATCATCAAATAAACCTGCTTTAGATGAAGCTCCGTACCACTTAGCAGCGTGAACATAGATGTTCAAACCAGTAGTTAACTGATCAGCTGGTTGTACAGTTTGAACTAAAGGCATATTTATTGTAAATGTATTTGAATCAACAATTGCTGTAACGGTAAAGTAACCGTTATAAGGGTTGTATGACTGTGAAGTATCAGCGCCTTCAATAAGAATAACCGCTCCAGCTTGAAGACCGTGATCTTCAATTGTTGCAATGGTACATACTTGAGTTGTTCCGGCAGTACCTGCAGGGATAGTCATTGAGTCAATTGTGTAAACAGGAGTTAGTTTTGCACCTGTTGAGAACTGAATTGCCTTACCAGCCTGATAACGGAAGTAACGGCGAGTCTGACGAATTGTCTGTAGGCCAGGTACTGGGTTATAAGCAGTTAGAGCTACGCCAGCGGTCCAAGGGCGGTGAATTACGTAACCATCAGATTTAGCAATGATACGAGCAGTTGATGGGATAGATATCGAAGTAATGTTTGAATACGCAGTAAACACGATAGTACGTGCATTTGGAACGGATGTTACATAATAGTCACCATCAATAACACCCGTATTTTGAACTGATATAGCTGTTCCTGGGAACAATCCGTGAACGTTGGTAAATGTTACCGTAATGTTAGAAAGAGGAGCTGCGTTATCCGATGTTGCAATCCATGCGTTCATGGTGTTTGTAGCACCTGGGATTGCTCCAAGTCCTGGGTATGCGCCACCCGGAATGTGAGCATGTTCGTAAACGTCACCTAGGTATACAACTGAAAGTGAGCCCCAAGAAATATCTCCAGAGTTAACTGGTCCCTTAGCTTTGTAAGTAAAACTTGTTGTGCTAGGAACAGCAAGAATTGTGTAAGTACCCTCAGCACGCTGTGCTTGAGTTTCTTGAACAGACGCAATACTTCCTACAACACCACCGTGTGGCTGCACACAGTTAACAGTGATGTTTGAACGAGGAGACACTCCATCAGAGATAATGGAAACAACCTGGATTGCGTTACCGCCGTTAGGCTTAGCAAAAAATGATGGGTACTTCTGTGAAAGAAATACTGCTTCCCATTTAGAAGGTTGAACTGAATACTCAAAGTCAGTATCAATAAGTGACTGAGGTAAGCCAACACGCAGACGCTGAGCGCCGTCAACCATTGTGTCATCAAATTGAACTGTTTCTGCATACTCGTCGATCATAACCATGATGTTGTCTGTAGATGACATTCCAGCACAGTTGTATGCAAGAGTAATTATTGTTCCGTAATTGTTACGGGTATCGTTATTTCCAGCACCATTGCTATTTACTGGGTAATAAACAGGAGAACCGATTGGGTTAGGAAGTGCTGCAGAAGATGTTGATGTAACAGATGTGTAACCCTTTGTTGGATCAGAGAAGTTGTACAGAGTGATGTTACGTGTTGTATTAACAATGAGCATTAAACGCTCAGGACGAACCCACTTATCAGGAATAATAATTTGGTTACTTCCAGGAACAAATGTAACCATATTTGACTGAGTTATAACTTTTCTTGCCATTTACAGGGCCTTCCTTAGATCAAACTAATCGGTGAGATAACGGTTGTTGTAGCAGTAATTGAATATGTAGATGCTTTAGGAAAAAACATTCCTAATTGAAACTTAGCGTCTGCAAGCAATGCTGCCCCTACGCCACCGTCTCCGGCAACGCCTTGTGCGCCTACTGGTCCTTGAGCACCCGTTGGTCCAGCTGGACCAGTTGCTCCATTAACTCCAATAGTTCCAGCGGTTCCTGTTGCTCCTTGCGGACCTGTTGCGCCAGATGCATATGATAGCGAATTCCAGCCTAAGCTGCCGTTACCAATCTTAAATTTGTTTGTGTCGGATTCTAAACCAAGCTCTCCTGCAGCAAGAACAGTGTTTGCACTTGTCCACTCAGAAGATGTACCACGTCTAAATTGAAATTGGACTGCCATTAGCTAACCCTTCCGAGGTCTACATTAGGAATTCCGCCATATGTACTTGTTGGTGAACCGCCATCAATGTTGATAATGCTAGCACCAGTTGCACCAGTTGAACCTGCTGAACCTGTTGCACCAGTGGAACCAGTTGCACCTGCAGTTCCTGTTGTTCCGGTAGCTCCAGTGGCACCAGTTGCTCCTGCATAACCAGTTAAACCTTGTGTACCTGTAGCACCTGTAGCACCTGTTGCTCCAGTACTTCCAGTAGCACCAGTTGCACCAGCAACACCAGTGTTACCTGTTGGACCAGTTGGTCCTTGAATATGTCCAGCATCTGCCCAAGCAGAACCTGTCCATGTCCAAATATCACCGCTAATTAAATAAGCATCACCTGCAGCACCTGTTGGGTGTGCGGTAATAAGATCTGTTCCAGATGCATATGTGCCTTTAATAGCAAGAGCATTACCTTGAGCACCCGTAGAACCCGTAGCTCCAGTTGCGCCAGTTGCGCCCGTGGCTCCAGTTAAACCTGTAGAACCTGTAGGACCTGCAACTGTGCTTGCAGCACCTGTAGCGCCAGTTGCTCCAGTAGGACCAACATTTCCTTGAATACCTTGAGGACCGGTTGCACCTGTAGATCCAGTTAAACCAGTTGCACCTGTAACACCAGTTGATCCGGTAGCTCCGGTAGCACCTGTAACTGAAGCACCAGTAGGACCGGTTGGGCCTTGAATAAATCCTGCATTTGTCCATGAAGTACCAGACCATGCATATAGATAACCACCAATAAGGTAACCGTCACCAGTTGCACCAGTTGGATGATCTGAAACTAAAGCTGCATAAGAAGCATATGTACCACGGATATAAATACCGGCACCTTGTGGACCAGTAGAACCAGTAGAACCGGTCGAACCAGTTGGACCTGTAGAGCCTGTAGCTCCAGTTAATCCTTGTGTACCTTGTGGGCCGGTAACACCTTGGATACCCGCATTACCTTGAGATCCTGTAGCGCCAGTAGAACCAGTGTTTCCTGTAGCTCCGGTAAGGCCTGTAGCGCCTGTAGATCCAGTCGCTCCTGTTGAGCCAGTAGTTCCGGTTGCGCCAGTTGAGCCAGTTGCTCCAACTGATCCGGTTGAACCTGTAGTACCGGTAGCACCGGTAGGGCCTTGGATAGTTCCGACGTTAACCCAAGAAGATGAGTTTGTTGACCAAACATAAAGAGCTCCGTTAACGAGATATGAATCTCCAGCAGAACCTGTTGGATGTGCTGCAATTAAAGCAGCAGAACTTAGATAAGAACCAAGAATAGTTACTGATGTACCAGCAGCACCGGTGCCACCAGTTGAACCTGTTAGACCAGTAATACCTTGAATACCTTGTGGGCCAGTGTCACCCTTAGAACCAGTAGCACCAGTTACACCGGGAATACCTTGTACACCAGTAGAACCAGTAGCACCGTAACCCGTTGCGCCAGTAGGACCTGTTGCGCCTCTATCACCAGTTAAACCAACGGCGCCAGTAGAACCTGTTGGACCGGCAACACCTTGATTACCTTGTGATCCGGTATCGCCTTTAACACCCTGTGATCCGGTAGCACCTGTCGCTCCCGTACTTCCTTGTGGACCAGTGTTACCAATAACACCTTGCAAACCTTGTGAACCGGTAGATCCTGTAGCACCTGTGGCACCTGTAGCACCAGTAGATCCTTGTGGTCCAGGTACGGTACTTGCTGCACCGGTTGCGCCCGAAGGTCCCTGTTGACCAGTAGCACCCGTTGGTCCAGATGGACCAACTTGTCCTTGAGAACCGGTATCGCCTTTAGGCCCAGTTGGGCCGGTGGAACCTGTTGGACCAGTAGCTCCAGTAGAACCTGCGCCAGTAGCTCCAGTGTTACCGGTGGGACCAGTTACACCACGAGGACCTTGTGGTCCCGTAGGGCCTGTACCACCAGAACCAGCAGCGCCTGTAGCCCACTCGTTTTGGAAATAAGGAGATTCGTTTGGATCAAAATAACGTGTCATGGTTAGTCCATTGTAATCTGTTGAGTAGCGAATATTTGACCTTTACGCACAGTCTGTTCATAAGATGCGTCAAGAGGATCCGTGATTTGAAGGTCCCAGAATGTACGTACAGGGAGATTTACGGTGTCATTTTTATTTAATAGCAAAGTTATCTTTCCTGTCGTTGCGTCAAAAACGGTGTAAGCAAAAGTTGCGTACACAGTTGGCGAGTTTGGATAGCTTCTGATTTGTGCTTTTACGGTAAGACCCGTGATATTAAATCCAAGATAGATATTTACAGCAAAGCTATCTCCTTGGTAAATACGAAGATCGTGCACTGGAACAGCTGATGGAACGGGTTCACGACCGGTTAAATCATTAACAATATAAACACGCTCTGGCTTGCTGCTATTGTCAATTTCTTGTGATACATAAATTGGTACAAGTTTATTAGTTGTTCGGCTAACACGACGCAGTGTTCCCATCTCAATACGAAATAAACCAATGTTAAGCTGAGCACATAGTTGTTTATACTGATCCCAACGCTTTCCAATAAGATCGGTTATTTGTTGATAACGTTGACCACGTGGAATAGAAACACCGTCCGGTGCTTGAATATCAATATCAAATGAAGAGTCTGTAGCAAGAGCCCATAATGCTTCAATTACAGCCAAAATTGTTACTGGGTATACCTCTACTAGGTCAATGCTACGAAGGTTGTATTTTTCGCCAAACTCGTTAGTTCGGTTGTGGGTATGTTGAGTAACAGCAATGCCTACAAAATTAATAATTTCTTCTTCTGTAAAATAACGCCAATGCCAACCAGTTACTTCAACAATGTCTGAAACTAATGGTGGGTTAATAAAATGAACTATCCCTTTTCCAGCCTCTAAATTAAATTCATCCGGCTGAGTATAAGGCTCACCATTAACGTAAACTTGCACGTTATACCTATCAAGAGGTTTTACATTTAAATCAAAGTCAGCTCGAACACCATCTACAGTATCAATTGTTTTAGAAAAGTATTTTGGAGTATCTGCAAGTTCTGTGCGAACACGATCAATAAGATCGGAAAGTCTTGCCATGACTGCTCCTTTTCACCAGCTTTAGGGTCTCTTACAACCTTTTAAAAATTTCTTTAAACAAAGAAGCGCCCCAGCTCAGCTGGGACGCTGCTAAGTTAATTATCTTTAGATAACTCCGGCTAGGTAACCTTTTTCATTTAGGTGACGAGCGACGTCTTTTGTTACGTCGTACTTCTGGCCTGCCTTAAATGAATAGGTATTTCCTGCTCCGTAGGTCATTGCTTCGATATCAGCAATAACTCGAATTGTTACTCGATCATCTGACTGATCTCCAACTCTTACAACTGAATCTACGATTACAGTTGGTCGACCTGGAACTGTTGCATCGATGACTTCTTCAGTCAACTTGCGTTCAGCTTCTGCTGTTGCCAAAGACATTTCTTCAGCTCTAGCTTGGATCTCTTCTACATGCTTAGCAGCATTTTCGTCACGCTTGCGACCGGTGACGTCGGTTGGGTTTTTTGTAGCCACTTTGATTCTCCAATGTATTGACTGAAAGGGAACTGATGGGGGGCTTTCGCCCCCCAATCAGGCAATGCTATTTAGTTGTATTAGTTGGTTTCTGCAATGATTACAGACTGGTCAGTGATTAGACCAAGACCGAAGATTGAGTACCAAGCAAGTGCGTGCTCACGA